GCCGCTCTCTGTCATAAGGACAGTCATTGCGTCACCGAACGTCTTGACATTCTCCATCACTCTGGTCTCCTTCTCGGCCTTCTTGTTGTTCTTTGGAGCTTTAGTCTTTGGAGCCGGTGTAGCTGCTGGTGCAGGCTCGTCGTCATACACAGCCATAATGAAGATCTTTCCGTTCTTGAATATGTCGCAGTTCTCTACGGCGTACTGAGCGATCGGATTATTTGTAGTGAATGATGCAGGTATAGGCTCTCTAGACTGAAGATTACCGTTTGTGAAGTTACATACCACTACGCTCTTTCCGACAGGCAGGCGAAGGACGCACTCACTTGTATTCTTTATTCCGTATTTCTTTGTCATAGCTTGATTCTTTGATAAAAAATAAAGGGAGGGGACAAGTCGTCCCCCTCCCGTATTGTCATCAGGATTAACCTAAGATCTCACCTTCAAACTCTACCCAAGTACCGTTCTTCTTGGTCACGATAGTGCCGGCAGCGAATCCGTTAGCGTCTGCAGTAAGGAGAATCACTGTTCCTTCCTTTGCTTCAGCAGAAAGCGTTGCTGAGGTGGTGTAGAGGTTCTGTGCAGCAGCAAGGCTTGCGATCATTCCCATCTTTTCAGATGGACCTACGAGGATTGCGTTATAGCCCTTGAGCGCAATACAGTCGATCATAGAGAAGATCTCTCTCTGTGCCTCCTGAACCTCGCCGGTTCCCTTCTTCATATCCTGTTTGTCAGTACGCTGGTCTCTCTTCACGTAGCGGACAGCATTCTTGATGTCAACCACAACGAAGAAGTCCTCGTATCCGATGTCGTCGAGTGTAGGGTCGTGAACGAACTCGAGAGTACCGAAGTTGTTCTTCCACTTGCGGATGGTCATACCAGCCTCGTTCACATCCTCGAACTTGACCTCCTTATGTACGGTCATATCGATGTTCAGGAGACGTTCGATGGCGTTCTTACCGCAGTATACTCGTGCCTCATTGTTCGCAGAATACTTGGCGAACTGCATCTTCGCGATAGCATTGAGGTCGGCAAACTGGAGTATTCCGTTAGCATAAGGATAGAACATAGGAATCTGGCGGAGCACACCCTGCTCGAAGTATACGTACTGCTCTCCGAGGTTGTTTGGGGCCTTGACCTTGATTCGCTTCTTTGTACCAAGCCAGTGAGTGCGGGCATTCTTTCTCTTGAAGTTGAAGAGAGCGTTGTTGCGGATGTCCTTCTCGATGAACGGTACCTTCTTAGCCTGCTCGAGCCACTCGTCTGTAAATACGATGTTTGAGAGCTTCTTCTGGAGATACACCTCTACTGGTACTGGCTGGAAGTTGTCAGGCTCGACTACCATCTGTGCCTCATAGCCCGCGGTTGTACCGAGGACGAGCTTCGTTCCGACAGGAAGAGTCGCCTTCGTACTTGCCTGCGGATTGAGAACCATCAGAGTAATGTTGGCAGAATCAACAGCAGTCACGAAGAGACAGAGGTCGCCATCTTCAATTGTACCGGTTTCCACATCGTATCCCTTTACGCCCATTGCGTAAACAGTAGACCACTCGGTAAGACAGTCGACGCCTGATGCGACGTTTGCCTTAGGGAGCACGATTGTCTGATTCAGTCCGGTGGTGCCTGCTGTTACGGCTGTACCAACCTCAGCTTCGAGCACGTTAGATCCAGAACGATAGTGGATAGGGTGATAAGACTTCACAGCCACCTGCTGTGCATTCTTGATGATATCATACTCAAGAGGGAATCGGTAAGGTCTGAAGACGGCGATTGTCTGCTCAATCTCTTCCTCTTCGAATTCTGTCTCTGTCGCATGAGTAGCAGTAGCCGCCTTGCCATCGAGCTGGGTGTCCAATCTCGTGTCATCGGTGTTAGCGGTAGTAGTCTCAGTTGTCACGTCAACAACCGACATAGCGAACGCGCTGTCGGCACCTAGTGCCACAGCGAGCACTGACAGCAGCATCATGAAGAAGCTGCCGAACAGTGACTTGTTGAAAATTCCTTTCATCATATAACTTTAAAAAGGTTTTGCTTATGATTGATTACAGACCGAACATATTGGTCTTTTTCTTCTTAGGAGTAGGCTCCGGCACCGCAGCGCCCTGTCCGCCTACTGAAGGCGGCATATCGAGCGGCTTCTCTACCTTGGCCAGTCTCTCCTCGATCTTCTTGTTTTTGCCTGCGACCTCACCTTCCTTGCGAGCTGTCTCCACATCGGTGTCATAGTTCATAGCATTGTACGCCATTTCATATGCCTCGCGTGTGTACCTACCCTCGATGACGTCGAAGCCAATCTGATTGATCTTTTCAAAGATTGCGATAGCCTGCTCTTCCGATAGGCCCTTCTCATCCGCGAAGGCAGCAAGGTCATTGATGGACTGCTCGTAGTTGGCCATTCTCTCGGCTTCACCAGCCTCTTCCTGAGCCTTGCGCTCCAGATATGCATTGGTACTCTCGACAATCTTAGCCCTGCCTTCTTCGCTCTGAAGAGCATCCTGAATGTCCGGGCCGAAAATGTCAAGGATGTACTGGATAGGATTACCGCCTCCTGCTGCCCAGCTGACAAGGAAACGACCGGAGCGAGGATCACTGTTGAAGAGGTCCTTTATCTTCTTGTCGTTGTCTCTGTAGCCCTGGATCTCAGCATCGTAACCTTCAAGTTCTGCAATAATCTCGTCATCTATAGAAGATTCAGAGTTTTCGCCGCCGAAGTCCCTTTCCGGGTACCTCTTCGCATACCTGTCTCTAAGCTTATCCCTAGATGACATAACTTTCTCGTTTTCAATTGCTTCCATATCTAAAAAGTTGCTTGTTTCTCTATTAAGCAAAACAAAAATAGCCAAGCATTATTGCTCTTGGACTTTATGTTTACCCATTTGGCTGATTCTGAATAAATTTGAATAGATATAATTTGGTTTTATGAGGGACACAATGCTGAGACAGCAGAGAGATCTGGCGCTCTTTGAATGCTACCGCGAGGCCTTGAAGAATAACACTTTCTTGAATCAGAGTGAGGCCGTTGATTATGTAAGGAAACATCCGGCTCCTTGCTGGTTTGTATCCAAGGAATTTTGCGCGGCCGTACTGAGCAGCAAGCTCAGAGGCAAGGATCACTATAAGATGGGGAAATCCAAGAAGCGTAAGTTTGACGCCCTTTTCCAGCTCTATCAGGAGAAGAAGCAGCAGTTCCCATATTGTGGTATGAAACACATAGAGCTATGCGAGGCGCTAGTATCGATGCCGGCTCCCGAATGGTATCTAGGTCACGAGATCGCCGACAAGATCATATACCGACAGATCAGGTTGTGGAACAACGGAAAGACAAAAAGGTATGAGAACTGGTAAGAGCTTCGCCATAATATCTGTCGGCATCCTTGCAACCGTGATGCTGCTTTGGCAGTGTCCGTCCTGGCTACTGGGAGAGTCCTGGTGGATTGCGCTTCTGCATCATTTCTTTCACGCCAGTCCGCTGCATCTGATTGTCAATAGCTACTCATTATATGTCATTTTGACAAACAGGGAGATCACAGCTCCTTCACTTATTTCAGCCTACATTTGTGCATCGCTGTCGTGGTTCTGTTCCTCGTCCGCTCCGGTAGGCATATCCAACATCATATTTGCGCTGATAGGAATGAAGACTCCTGCCTTATCGAACAGCTGGTGGAGGCAGCCAAGCACAATCATATTCTTTGCTATCAATCTCATCCTGTTCCTTTTCCCTCAGGTATCAGCCATAACGCATCTGGTGTCGTTCGCACTGGGATGCGTATGCGCTATATGTATGAGGCTATATAAATCCCTTGCAGATGATTTCCGTAGAGCAGCATATCATTGATGAGATTCTGGCCGAGAATGCAGAAAGGACCAGGAAGCTGAAGGCGGACTTCAATCCTATCACTGGCGAGCACGCGCCATTGGAAAGGAAGGAGCTGTTCATCAGCGACTTTCCCATTCCTACTCAGTATGTGCCCGTACAGATGCTCGATGACCCTTTCATCAAGAAGCTGCAGGCGTGCGGATCAATCAAGAAGTATCTTAAGACGACAGATGACTTTGACGACTGCCGGGACAGGCCTACGGTCGAAGACCTGATAAGGCTTGTTTTCATAAGCAGGTTCTCCGAAGACTTTGCCTTTTGGGCGTTCTATGAGATACGAATTGAAGACAAGGTGACCGGTCAGATGGTGCCGTTCAAGCTCAACGGTCCTCAGATAATCGTGCTGCAGGAATGCGAGGCGATGAGAAGGGCTGGCGTGCCTATCAACATCATCATCTGCAAGGCCCGTCAGTGGGGAGGTTCTACCTTCTGCATCTTCTACCAGATGTGGATAGGCCTCTTCTGCGCCATCAAACATTCGTTTGCCGTCTGCGCTCAGACCAAGTCGGTAGCCGGCAACATCACGAAGATGCTGATGAGGGCGATGGAGACCTACGACTCGTGGAGCCTGGGACTTCCAGTCGGGGAAAGGCTTCAGATTGTGCGCGATATGAATTCCGGAGAGTATGTAATCAAGGATTCTCATGGTAACCAGGTGTCGCGTTCCACAATCCGAATCGGTTCCGTTGAAGCTCCGGATGCCCTACGAGGATATTCTGGTGAAGGAGCCCATTTCTCCGAGACGGGAGTATGGAAGGATACTCCAGAAAAGAGACCTGCTGACCTTGTGAGATCCATAGCCGGAGGTATCCTGCTGCAGGCTAACTCTATGCAGGTGATCGAGTCCACGCCTAAGGGTGCCGGCAACTTCTTCCATCAGGAGTATATGCGTGCCAAGAACGGCAAGTCAGCATACAAGGCCATATTCATATCCTGGATGCAGATTCCTCACGACACCATACCGATTGATGATCCGGTGGCCTTCATCATATGGCTTTACTCCCATAAGGATGAGGACACCACCAACGGAGACTGGCTTGACACAGGAAGATATTACTGGGGATTGTGGGAGCAGGGCGCGACACTTGAAGGAATCAACTGGTACCGTCATCAGCGTAAGACGGTGAACGACCACGCTGATATGGCGTCCGAGGCTCCGTGCAATGACATAGAGGCATTCAAGTTCTCCGGTACCACCGTGTTCAACGAACAGGATGTGGTAAGGCTCAGAGAAGGCTGCAGGCCTCCGGTCTACCGCGGAGATCTGTACGGCAAAGGGGCCAAGGGAGCAGAAGCGCTGCAGGGCATTCGTTTCATTGACAATCCTTCCGGTCTTCTGAAAGTGTGGGCCAAGCCGGACAGGTCCGTGAAGGTTCTGCACAGGTATCTCGTAGCAGTGGATGTCGGAGGCCGAAGCAAGAAGGCGGACTGGTCAGTGATCCGAGTCTTCGACAGAGCGCCGATGATGTACGGAGGAAAGCCGATCCTGGTCGCGGAGCAGCGGTATCATACCGATCACGACCTGCTGGCCTATGATGCGGCAAGGATTGCCAAATGGTACGACAATGCGCTTCTGGTCATAGAGTCCAACACTCTCGAGACAAAAGACCAGGAGAGGGATGTGGACGGCAATATGACCGAATACATCCTTGATATCATCGCGGATCTTTACGACAATCTGTACGCAAGGAAGCAGAGTGCGGAGCAGATACGCGAGGGTGCTCCTACCAAATGGGGATTCCACACCAACACGGCGACCAAGCCGATGATCATCGGTCATCTGGTGGGGTGCGTCAGAGATATGCTTTGGGTAGAGCAGGACGAATACTGCTGCACCGAGCTTGCACTGTATCAGAAGAATGAGAAGGGACAGTTCGGTGCTCCTCCGGGAGAAGGGATGCACGATGACGTGCTGATGTGTACGGCAATCGCGCTCTGGGTATGCTTCTGTGATATGGAAATGCCAAAGCTGGCAGTAAAGAAACGGCCAGTAAAGAAAATGATCGATTCTAAATCAGCTTCACACTTTTAATACATCATATATGAAAAAGTTTTTCAAGAGACTCGCAGGCTATCTGGTGACCGCCTATGCGAACCGCCTTTACAACAAGGCCGTAAAGATTGCCGACAGGAGGCATAAGGAGGAGAAGACAATGATATATGTCATCTCCAGCTACTTTGATGAGTCAAGACTTGTCACTTACAACAGAAAGCAGTTCCGCACCACCAAGGAATACCTGAAGATGCGCAAGGAGCGGATCAGCAACATGAAGGAAGGAAGCTGGTATCATACCGCTGATGCTATTGAGAGAAACGGGCTGAGCGCCAATGACCTGCAGGCAAGAAGGCTTGCTTTTGTCAGGATGATTCTCAGGAAAGCCGGGCTTGCATAAACAAACAAGGAAGGGGTTGTCTCACGACAGCCCCTTCCTTAAATCAACCACATAAAAACACTATGAGAAATTACTGCCAGGCGCAGTAAGCATCTGTTTCTTGTCTTCGTAGTCCGGAGCGATAGGCTGCTCGGAATTCTCCTGAGCCATAGCATCCAGCCTCTGCAGGATCTCGTCCGCTCCTGGTACGTCTCCGAATTCGAATACGAATCGAGGAGGGATGAATCCGTTTGCTGCAAACTCCATCAGGATCTGAGTCTTCAGCGCCCTGTAAATAGGTGTCGACGTACTCTGAGTCACCGAAAGGTCGTATTCAAGGTTTCCGGCAAGCTTGAAGTCGGTCTTGGATGTATCGACGGATGTCGACAGCTGTCCAGCAATCTGTTCGTATCTTGACGGTTCATAGAACTTCTGAATGTTGGCCAGCTTCAGTGTAGCGATGTGCTTAACGAACACTCCGAACCTCATCATAAGCGAGGCGATAGGAGTTGCCGACTGCTGTGTCTGCTGGGCATAGAGTGCTGCAGCTGTGCCGGACTTCACATTCTCACCGCGGATAGCGGAGTTCACTGATACTGAAGACTCCATCAGTTCGGACATCATCTTGACGATCTCCGCGAGATTCACCGTACCGGCATGGCCATAGAATGTCTCAGGCTTCTGCTGATGCTTCTTAGGCTCATAAAAGATGATGCCGTCAATTGATGTGAACTGTTCCGCAAAGTCAGCGTTTGACATATTGTCCGGAACGATGTCCGCCGGCACAAACGTAACGCCTTTGAGTCCTGCTCTGATCATCCAGTCGTGGAGCGTCATCAGTCGGTTGATGGCGATGTTCTGGTCGATGGCATCATGGATATATGATACGATCTGTCCGTCCGTCATAGGAAGAAGGATGAGCGAATAAGGATGTCTTCTTTCCTCGTAAGGTGAAGGACCTTCCCAGAGGATGTATCCCTGAGGAGTGAGGTATCTGCCGTACCAGTATGTATCGACAAAGAAGTTATCCTTATAATGGATGAGCGGGATCTCTTCATCGGACCATCCTTGCTCCCTTCCCATCGCTAGTCTTCGCTTATTCTCTGCCTCGATGTATCTGATTGACTTCTCATCGTCGGCATTGATCATATAGAGCTCTCCGGTGTTCTCATCGTGAACTCTGTATCTGTCACGACTTTCCTTTCTCCACACCTCATATACTCGGCAGAGGCCTTTGTCCTTAGGGCTCCAGAAGGTCAGCTCTTCATTCTTGTGCTTGTCGTTGACATCTTCCACGAGCTCCATCCATAACGGGCTAGACTCGGTTCTGTACCATTCAGAGAACTTCTTCACGTCTTCCCTTGACTTGGCGAACTTCTCGCAGAACCTTCCGAATGTGATGTCGTGGATCTCTCCGATGATTTCCATGTCCTTGTACCGGGGGTCCTTCATGGTGGAGTCGAAGAACATGTAGTTGGGATGGCATATGTCGCTCCATGAGTCGGTCTCTCCGTCCCTGTATTCATAGCATTCGCGCATGCAGGCCATGCCGCCGATGAGCACCTCCTTGATGCAGGAGTCCACCATCAGAGGCATGTCGTTTATCTGCCAGTTGGTCTGCAGCGTCGTGGTCATGAGCTCTCCGTATATCTGCTCCTCCCTGGCCCTTGCCTTGCATACCGGTTCGTTCTGTTCCTTCACATAGACACCGGATACAGTCTCTACGATCTTCTTCAGCTGGTTTGTCTGAAGTGCGACATTACCTACCGAGGTTATGTAGTCGCGCTCCTTCATTGTCTTGCCCTTTATCTGGATGGTGTCTCCCCACTGGTCACCATACACGAAGCGCATCGCCCTGGCCCTTCTTTCTCTGAACGGGCGCAGGTTCTCCCAGAGCGTGGCGCAGTGCTCGAGCAATGATAGATCCCTGTCCGGATCTCCCAGCTGCTCCCTTCTGTATCTTACGCTGTCGCTCGGTGCCGCCTTGCGTGTGTTTCTTTTTCTTACTAGTCTCATATTACATCAAAAGAGTGTCCATCGCAAAAATGAACACTCTCTTGATTTCTTGGACTTTATGTTTACTTAATCGGAATTCACTCGTATCCGTTGATCTTGTTTACTACATTGTCTCTATGTCGTAGCATGGCTTTCTCATATTCCTCACGCGTAGCCGGATCTGTTACGTCCTTCAGGAGCTTCTTATACGCCTCATATGCTTTGATGTCCGGTATTAGATCGCTATAGCGCTGGAAGCTCTCGGTTCTGACCAGGCTGTCGGCTTCCTGTGATATAGCCTTGCTTTCTGCTCCCTCCGCTTCTTTGGCTCTGCGTTTCAGTTCCCTCAGCGACTCATTCATTTCAGCATACTCATTGTCGTAATACTCGTAGAATGTCTTCGCGGCCTCACTGCCTCTTGTTCTTTTAAGTTCTTCAGCCCTAGAGGTGAATCTCTTGATATATGATTCCTCGCGTTCTTTTTCCTGCTCGTCGTCATACATCCAATTGGTGAGCGGTGCACTTCTGAGAACCTTGTACCTTGCATACCTTTCCGCAAACTCCCGGATTGTTAAATCCAGGGCTTCCTCTGCCGTGAAATCAATTTCATCAAGATAGATTTCTTCTATCTGCGACTGAGGCACCTGTAATATTCGCATCAAGCATATAGCTGCTTCGCTTGCCGTTTCGAGATCTCCGTTGCATGCATCTACAATCGCCACCGCAGCGTCAGTAATGGTCTGCGGATTGACTCCGATTCCAGACTGCACAATGATGTTGAATATCTCGTTAATCGCTCTCACATTGTCTTTGCCAAAAAGCTTGAATAGGTTTTCCATGTCGCTTGCCAATGGGAGCTGCACTCCGTTTACCTCAGAAAGTTTTTCGCCAAGAGCTATATTCCCGGAAATGTTACTCAGCACTGGGCCGCCCGACATACCTTCTACAGGGCCTCCTACGAGTGCGCGGACAGCCGCGTCCTTTGCCATCTCCTTCTTCTCCTCGTCATCGTCACCAATAAAGATATAAGGAAGATATGGTCCTAGATTCCATGCCAGCTGTACGATGAATCCGAATGTCAGTGCTTGCACTGCGTTCTTGGCAAACGAACGGCTGTAGATTCTGTTTGCGGCTCTCTCTGCCTGAGCTTCGGTAAGGCCGTCTCTCATCATCTGTTTTTTCATGTATTCGATAGATTCGGCCTTGTATCCACTCTTTGTCATATGAGTGATGTTTCTAAGAGCGTCTACATACATTCTCTGATATCCCATCGATGAATTTCGGAAGACTGTTAGAACGACGCTGGCCACTGTTCGGTCCATCTGAATCTGAGACAGGAATGCACCTTCGTTAGACTGCTGAGATTCGTTGAATGTAACTGTCGCGTCACGCTTGGCCTTTTCTTCAGCCTTCTCCTGATCATAACCGTAATCAAGATACTGCTTCAGTCGTGTTTCATAAACCGATCTAGCTCCGATAGCTACAGTCACTGCATCCACAAGAGCATTAGGTGTCATACCTAATCTTCCGGCAATCTCAACCACCTTGCTCTTCCAAAGCTTCCAGTCTGCATCAGTCTTCATCAATCTGGAATCTCCGGCCTGCCTGCTCTTCCATCTCTTCTCAAAGAGAGGAAGATTCTCCATTGACCAGTTCCATGCCTTAAAAGGATTGGCCATGTTTTTGGCAAGAATGACCGGATTCGCATCAGAGATGAACGCCGGCCAAGACAACAGCTGCTTGAATGCCGTATATACTCGGAACGAGATCTTAGCTCCCGTAACTCCCTTAGCGATGTTCATGATGGTCTTGTCGACTGAATCCGCTTTAGTCGCCGGCTTATATACTCCGGCCGCAATCTCGGCAACAGAGCGAAAGTTATTCCATACTACCGAGCCGGCTCCGTATATTCCCGACATGTTCTGCACTCTATTTCGGAACTTTTTATAAGAAAGCAGCGTGTTGAGATCCTTGTTCCATTCAGCAAAAGCAGCCCATCTCTCCATGTCGTTGATGTGTCCGAGTACAACATCAAAGGCATTGCTGCCTAGAATGTCTAATGCAAGGCTGTTTTTTGTTCGCTTGATGATGTTTCCGGTGATGGTAGAAGGCTTCGCGTTTGACTCTTCGATATTGATGTCTACCTCACGTGATCTTGCGTTGGCAAGCACGCGAATAGGAAAGTAATTGTCAATTGCAGCCATCGGTGCGCCAAACAGCTTTTCGTGTACAGCATTGTACTTTTCCCTCAGACCAGGAAGGAAATCCTCCTGCAACCAGTCGGCAAGCTCGACAAAGCGTGGGTCTAGCTCTCTTGTCATGTCGATGACATCCTCTTCGCTGATACCCATTCTGCGGAGCTTCATTTTTCCGTCAGTCATCTTGTTCACCATGTATATGTAAAGCAGATTACCCTGAGTTACCTCGAAAGACTTGATTTCACCGGCATCCCAGAAACTTATCTCAGCCTTAGGCATCTTCCTTTCAAGAGCAAACAAGTCGCTCCACCTTTTCACCTTGTTGCCGAATACAGATTTTGCCTTTGCATCCAGTTTCTCATGGGCCGACTGAATGCCCTTGTACTCGTTCTCTGTAGCCTTGAGCCATCCGCCCATGAAGTGATTCCAAAGATAACCTTCTCCGGATCTGCTTTTAGGGGCAAAATGACGAAGCATCTGGTCAAATGTGGCAAGAGGCTTGAACAAGAAGCGTACTATTGGATTATTCCAGAATGCGCTGTCTTTCGCTTTGTGCTCGTCTGCCGGCATACCTTGCATGTCACTGTTAGCATAGTGCTGGATCTGCTCGATTCTCTGCTTCTCTGCCTCTCGAAGCTGTCCTGCATTCCGGATGCTCTTCTGAATCATATCCGCCATCTTTTCTAAGAGGCCTTCGTATGCCATGACGCGTTGCATACGATTCTCGCGTATGGCATCATTCGTGGACTTGACAAACTCCCTGTATGTTTCTTTTGTCATTCTGTTTGCCCCGTACTCTTCTTTCGCGGTCTTCAGTTCCTTGCGAAGGTCTTTTTCCTCTGTTTCGCTAGCCTTGATTTCATTAAGATATTCCAAGGCGATTTGATATCCGACCAAGTCGTTTTCAGCGTTTCGTCGAATGGTTTCAGATGTGTCGAACAGTCTGTCTTCGGCCTCGCTGATTCTTTCCTGAAGCTTTTCCGCATCCAGGCCTATACCCTCTCTTAGAGCGTTCATTATCATCTGGCCTTCTACATCGAGCTTTCCTCTTACTTCGACACCTCGGGCATCCACCTTCTTGTCACGTATCTTGACATAGTCGTAGAATCTATTGCGACCAAATCTCAGCTGATTACCTATCATTATGTCCATAAGCCTGTCGACTGATATAGTCAGATCTGACTTGCCTACAGAATCTTTTATGACAGAAAGAAGCCTCTTTATCTCACCTCTCGTCATATCTGACAAAGCTCCGTTTTCCAGCAGCTCGTTTGCAAGGCTTGTAATGATTTGGACCGTATTCTTGTCGTATTCCCTTTGAGCGGAAGCGGCACGGCGCAGCTGCATCAGATTGCCGTTTATTTTACGCAGCCTGAGCATAAATGCATCAGCCGCAGCAGCGTTAGCCTCTACGACCTTCTGTTTTCCGGTTTCTACGATTTCATCTACACTTTTTCTGCTAGTTTCCACATCATCTGGTACCACTCCATCCCTTCTACCTTCTCCCTTACTTCCGGAGTCATCCCTCCCGATGTTTCCACTAGGGCCAGAGCTTCCAGCATTCCCCGCAGAATCTCCGGGAACTCTTTCCTGAACTGCTTCACCAGTCGAATCCCCTTCGCCGGATGCGGCAGCATCTTCTGTTCCGCCATCAGTTGAAATGCTTTGTCGATTCTCTCCCTGGTTATCTGTGTATCGTCCATTTTCTTCATCTTTAGATTCTTCAAATTTAGCAAATTCATTTGGATTTTCTACGCTTGCAAGCCAACTTTCTCTTGCCGCGCGAGACTGCTGTACTATCATTGCATTATAAGCATCAGCCGACATCCCATATTCGCTTTCAAGTCGCTCTATGAACTTGTCAATAATCTCGTTCGCGTGCTCCGCCTCTTCCTCTGCTTTGCGCGTTCTTTCGTTCTTGATATAGTCTCGAATAGAAGCGTAAGTATCCATGCTCCAAAGGAAGTCGATAATCTCATCCTTTATCTGCATTGTGTCCATCCCGGCAAAAAGATATCCCGCTTCAGAGTCCTGCTCGATCATTTCTGCGATAGCATCAATGGTTGTGCCCTCAGACTCAGATACGATATAGCTTATGCCTTTCCAATCCGACTTAGACCAGCCAAGGTCTTTGATCAAGGTCTGAGGTGTGAGCATCAAGCCCTTCTTTTTTCCTCCTTGTCTCACAGTGGTCTCGGTGCCATCTTCAGCTGTCACCTTTGTCTGAGTGATAGGGGATAAGCGCATCGTGAACATCTGAGACAAATATTCAAATCGGGTCTGAGGCTCCATGTCTGACAAGGCAGACTGATAATCAGGCTCTACATGCTTTGTATCAATCAGCTGGTCTTCTACTTCCTGAAGTATCTCCATCTGTCGTAGGTTGGCCGCGAGTCGCTTCTCTGCGTTCTGGATCTGCTGTTCAATCAAAGGATTCTGGTTCTTCTTCTGCAGATTCTTTATAAGAGTCCTTTCAGCATCAATCATATCCTTAACCATGGTCATTTCATGGTCAAGGCTGATGTTCATTGCATCAAGGATCGACAAGCCTTTTACAGCTTCTATTTCGGTCGGTGTTGCAACAACTGAAAAACGGACATCCTCTTTCATCGGTTTGCCACTGTTGTCCGTCTCCACAAAAGGAACGCCTTTCTTCTCCAGCTCCGCGCGTAGTGAAGGAGTGACTACATTCGACGGCATGGTGATATCCTTGCCCTCGAACATCTTTACAATGACATCGGCCACCTCGCTGTCTGGAACGATACGTACAGGCTTATCCCATCTTGAAAGGATGACGGTTCTTGTGCCGGACAGTTTGCCTTGGACTACGCCAGCCTTCCACTCCATCTTTCCTACAGAGTCCTTAGCTTTATCCGCCTTGTATCCGGATGTAAGTTCACTCTCAGGAACCTCGACCTCCACAGTCACAAGCTCCGGTCTTGTCTGAGCAGAAGAGAACTGATCGTTAAGCGGAGTAGGGGATGTATGGAAGTAAGGGTTATATCTTGCCTTGAGACTTGTCTTGTTTCCCTTGTCAAGCTTGAAGTATCCCTTCTCGTCAGCAAGGTCCGGTCTTTCTTCAGCCTGCTCCCACTTGCCGAGCTCGATAGGCTCGCGCATCTTGCCGTCAACCTTGGCAGACATAGGTGGATAGAGCTTGCCGTCAATCAGCTGCATGGCGCGATACACCTTGATAGTAGGCTCGCTCTGAAGTCTTTCAAGAAGTGCAGGATCTGTTACAAGGCTATAGCGGATATCACCCTCATCCAGGATGTCGGTCTTCACAGACTTGTACTCGCTGAAAGGCTTTGTCTTGCGGTGAGAGGAGTCAATCCACTTCCTGAACTCATCCTTGGTCACCTCAGTGATCGTGCCGAGTCCATTCCATCCCTCAGAGAAGTTTGCAAGGTATGCATTACGCGCTTCCTCTTCTGAGTTAAAGCCGTACATCACCTTGTGCTCATCAAACTCTCTGGTCTCAGGATTCACCTGGTCAATGACAAAGACGTTGCCCTCAGCTGGATTGTCCGAGAGATATACATCGATATGGTCTCCGTCTACACCTTTTGTGCCGCGGATGTATCCGTAGTCATTGTTGAGAGTGTTCTTCCACTCATTGCCCTTGGAGTCGGTTCCTCTGCGTACAGACCCTTTCGGATTCTCGATGGTGATGTTGTATCCGTCGAGACGAAGGTGGCCCATCTTGTAGTTACCAGCTTTCTTCTGTGCTTCGGTGGGGTTGGTGTTGACGTCAAATCTTGTGCTGAACCTTATGTCATCGCTCTCAGAGAATTCTCCGGTATTGTCGGTGGCTGACTTGATTTGAGAAGGATTCCATACAGCATAAGAGTCAGCAGGTATCTTGCCTTCATATTCGTTGAGATATACAAGTCCATCTGCATTTTCTCCGTTCTGGTCCGCAAACATTCCATTTGCAGCTTGTTTAGCCGCGTATCCCCACTCGTCTCCGCCCCCTTGGTCTGATATGCGATAAGGATTGCGGATATTTAGGAACAGCTCCATAATGTGCTTATTGCCAGGAGTAGTTCTCATTACATCCTCAGCTTGCTCTCTCGTTCCAAAATGAGCAAGCTTCCAATAATAATGTCCTCTATCGCTCTCACTTGCAACAAATTTTGTAAAGTCTGCCCCTGTACCATGATACACCACCATCGGCTCACCATTTTCGTCAACCACCTTCGATGCATTCTCAGGATCATTAATCCAGTCTCCGAACCAATTGATGAAGTTCTTAGTACGGACCATAGCCCACTGGTCAGCAGTCAGCTTGGTAGGCTGTCCGTTCGGTGCAAGCATGTAATTGCCGTCAATGATAGCTGTGGCGGCAATCCTGTCCATCTCGTCGCGGACCTCAGGAGTTATTCCGACTGAGCTGAATCTTGTTCCTTTCTCTGCAGCTCCATTGTCAGACATCTTCTGTTGAGACATCTTTCTAAAAAAGCCTGCTCTTCTGGAGTCAGCGTCATATCTTCGTTTGCGCTCTCCGTCTTCTCGTTCTGGTTCATATCCAAATTCTTTAAGTATAAATTCCCAATGTTTCTTCTGATCTGCCGGAAGCATGTTCAGGACTTCTCCAGCTCTGCCTATGGCAAGGATTGCGCCTGTATATCGAGACAGCATTTCGTTGGCATACTGCCATTCAGGATAGCCGGCCTCCAGGATCGCGCTCTTGATCTTTTCTCTAGCTCCCGGCTTTGCATTATCCCAAAGCCACTGGCCAAGTTCGAGCAGCTCCGGATTCTTGCTGATAATGGCATGAGTGTTCTCGTGGAAGATATTCTCCGACACTTCGGCACTTGTCCTCTGCTCTTCGAGAGCAAAGATAGCAATTCTCTTCGTGTCATCATCATAGAATGATCGTCCGCCATTGTTTACTCCATCAAGAATCAGCTGATATTTTTCATCCGAGAGTTCCTCCGGAGTAAGACCCAGCGCCTCTGCAAGAGCAGCTCTGTCATTGACGTCCACCACAGCAGTAGGCCGGATGAGATTGAACTGTCTTCTGAAGTCAGTCAGAGCGTCGTTGTGGAATTCCTGTGCAGTCTGATTCACGGTACGAACACTGAAGCGCACATCCTGCTCCGGCACGATACCCTCGTTGAAGTATCTGTCAATATCGCGGAAGATGCGTGACGGAGAAGTCCTGCGGTCATACTCCACGTATGCAACGTTGTTGAGTCGCTCGTCTGCAATCTCCAGGATCACTTCGCCATTGTACTTGTAGATAAAGTCAAAGAGTTTCTGCCTCTGCTCCTTTGTAGGTGCCTTCATAAGATTGATTCCGGCATACTCAGGAAGGAGACGGATTGCGCCTTCGTTCATGAAGTCTGCAAGATACATCCAACGGGAGTCGTACTCTTTGCCCTCATCCATGATGATGCCTTCGATCTCTCTATGATCCAGGGACCTCTGATTAGGATTGCCGCCATTGTTAGCCTCAGAGAAATCAAGAAGCGAACCATCCGGAAGCATATAGCCTGCTACCTTAAAGTTATTTGTCAGTCCGAACTGAGCCTTCGCCTTGTCGAACAGAGCCTCCCTCTGCTCGTCTGTGCGGGCAGAGAAGCGAATGTCCTCTCCTTCTGCGGTAGACTCGTCAAGACCGAGTGCATCTACGATCTTGTCGTATGTCTCGTTCATCTGCTCGCCTGTGCTTTCTCTCTCATCTTTGGCATAGTTCTCAAGAATCTGCATGTTAAACGCATCATCAAACTCGGCAACCACTGGCTGCTGAGGAAGGATGTTGCCATTCTCATCGAAGAGCTTGAAGTCAATAAGGAACTTGTAGTATCCTGGAGTGTATACATAATTGCCTTCAGCATCCTTGTCGAGGAACTGGTCAAACTTAGGGATTCGTCCCTGCTCCGCACATAGCTGCAGATACTTTTCTACAAACTGCCTGTCGGTAGTGATGTCTTCGGTAAGGATGTCGGTGTAGATGTTGATGTTATCCTTCACTCTTTTTCCATCCGAGACGTTGCGTTCGTTCTGGGTGCTGATGTAGTTTGTCCATGCACCTACGTTGAGCTTCTGGCGGATGTTTTCCTTCTGCCTTCCATGGTATGGAATGATGTAGTGGATGCGAGGGTCGTTCATCGCCACTCTGATCTGCTCGTCGTTGATGCCGATAAGAATGTTACCTACATTGTCATTCGACTCGAGGAAGTCCGGATCATTTATGTCAATGCCTTCCACAGGGTCAAATGCGAGCTGACCGTCTACAAGTCCGGTGTCTCCGAGAGGAATAAGCGAACGGTTGAGCTTGATTCCGGTATTGGCCACTGCTCTGGCAAACGCAGGAACCTTGGTATATCCCTGGATCTTGACCCCCTTTGATGCGCAGTCAATGATGATCTGCACTACATCAATGAGATGATGCGCTTCAAAGTCAGAGTATGAGAAGATTCTCAATCCTCCATTGTCATTCACCTGCTTGACCTTCTTGTCGCTCCAGGAAAGAATCTCGCGCTTGTATTCAGCATATCCCTGCAGTAGGTTCTGAGACTGCTGGCCACGTGCATTGTTGAATGCCTGGAATGCCTCCCATATGCCTCGATGCTCATTGTAAAGCTTGTCGAGACCTTCTTGCGTAGTCAGATCATATACCTGAGGTACATACGCGTCTTCTCCTATCAGAGCCTTGAACTTTTCTGCGTTCTTCCGTTTGGTCGGATTGTTGGCATACGTCTCAAATCCTTCCTGAATGCCGTCAATGAATGACTGAGCGACCTCTCCCACCATCTGACGTCTATCCTCTACATAACAGAGACCGCAGGCCACAGTAAGGCCATCCTTAGACATGATTGTGCGAATGTCGGCAAGCTCGTCTGCAGTAAACACCCTGTTTGGGAATGTCCTCTGAAGCCTTGTGAACATTCGTGTGAACGGCACTCTCTTGCGGCATATATTGTTGAAGTCCACTGTTCCCTGAGGATAGTCGGAGTTGTCCTTGATAGCCTTGTATTTCGGATCTGCGACATAATCCAGGTACTGCAGGTCATCATTGATCATTGCAGCCAATGATGTTTCCGATGCAAGCCATCTTTCAGCTTCCTCTCTTGATCTGCCAGTGACATTGACAATAGAGTTAATGATTGCCTCTTTCTGCTCATCCGTAGGAGTGTATCTGACAGACATGCGGACATCGTCGTTCTGCGTATCCACTCCGAATCCATCTTGTTCAAGAATTTCTACATCAGTAAGCACAGGAGCATTTGCCGCTTTTATAGCTGTTATCTCATCCATCAGAGCCTGCTGTGCATTCAGCTCGGCCTCCAGCCTCTTCAGCTCGTCATTATACGCCTTCTTTCGCTCGATATAAGCCTTTGAAGACTCTCCCGGCTCTACCTTAGGTGCATTGGCCAAATGAGCATTGTAAGCCTCTTGTGCGGCGTTGAAATCATTCTGAGCCACGGCCTCAATCTCTTCAGGAGTCAGGTCTTCAAGAAGTGCGTCATACTGCTGCCTTGCTTCCGATGATGCTTCCTCTACTGCAGACATCGCTTCACCGGTCGCAATCTGCTCAGCCTTCGCCATGTTGTTGGCAAGGTCCGCATATGCCTGATGAAGGAGATCAGAGAGTTCCTGTTCTGTCACGTTCAGTTCAATGCCCATTTCACGAAGGATGCTGCGCACAAAGTCAACGATTCTCTGCCAGATGGTCTTTTCCTCTGCCTCAGCGATGCCGGCTCCCATCTTCTCTGCGATATGGGCTATGTATTCGTCAGCTGCGGCAAGGTAGTCTCCGTTGACGCCAGGATATCTGATGAACTGATTACGTGCTGCCTGAGACATCATGTTCCATACCTGCTCGCAGAGCTTGTCGTAATTCTCCTTTCCAAGAAGACCTTTCAGTCCGTTGTGAGCTACGGCCTCGTGGAAGAAGACCTCGTCGATTTCCTTGATATCCTTAATACCAGGAAGGAATATATAGGCCCTTCCGTCCTTTGCGAATCCGCGCACTCGTGAGCCCTGCTTCGCACTCTCTGAAACAGCTGTTGCAGATATGGCGGCAAGCTCTTCTTCGGTCTCTATCACGTGTACCGGAGCTCCTGTAAGGTCAGCCCACATCTTCGCTCTCTCTCTGAGTGGAGCCAGTGCCCTGTCCGCATAGCTTTGCTCGAGTGCTTCAAGCCTTGCAAGTCTCTCTGTAAGTCTGCTGACCTCTCGTTTTGCCGCCTTTCTGTTGGCAGGATTCGATGTCAATGTAGCCCGCTGAGCCTCGTTGAGCATTGCAGTGAGCTCTGCTTTGGCCGCCTCGATCTGCTGAATGGTATCGGCACCTCCGTCCTGGTTCTGCTCGTCATTCCACTGTGCGTATCCTTCCGGATCCTGCTCCCAGAAAGCAGCTTCATTCACTGTGCCGTCTTCGTTGAGAGGGATGTGCTTTGTCTCCTGAGCGACAGCGTCCACAGTCTCGCTAGCCTCAGCAACTGCTTCGTTTGCCGCCACAGCATTGTCCCCTTTCTGCTGCGCTCTCTGAGCTTTTCTTTCAGCATCGCGAGCAACAATGTCAGCTATTTCCTGCTCTACAATCTGAGAATCGGTAAACACCCTGATAGGCGTACCCATTGCATCCGCGACAGCATCCCAGCTCAGATTTCCGGTTGATCCGTTTTCAGCCACGTAACGCACTCCGGCTTCGTTTTCAGCATCGGCTATAACCATAATAGGAGAGCCTTCTGTGCCGAGGTTGATTTTACCTTTCTGAGCGGCAAGGTTTTGTCGGACAAGATTTATCTGCTCCTGTCTTTCGTTTGCCATTCTCTCCTGCTCTTTAGCCTTGCGGTCGGCCATGACGAATCGCGTTCCGTATGACTCGAGGGAAGAATTGAAGATTTCTTCCTTTATGTCTTTAAGCTTCGCCATGCCTTTTTTTCCGGTGTCAACCTCTACAGTGGCCACCTCTCCTACTTCGTTAGGCTGTGAAACGATATAGACTTGCCTTCCGTCATTGAGATTCACCTGACGGACTGTTCGCGTCTTGTCTTCGTTTTCTATCCAAAACTTTCCGATGTTATCCTCGATCTGTCTGACAGAGGCGTCAGACAGCTGCATCTCTTGAAAGTTTCTTGCGGATATCATTGCCTTCTTCTTGGCTACGCTGATACCGTAATCCATTACCGCGGTTTTCTCTTCCGGCGTTGCATTATACATACCGACCATAATAGGCCTCAATGCTTCTACTACCTCATCGGATGTCTTTGCCCCTTCTATAGATCCTATGACGTTGTCAATCTGTTCTTCGGTATAGTATGGATTGAGCACTTCTCTCATCCTTTTCGCGGCTCTGGCTGCACCGATGTTTACTGCACCCATTGAGGCTGCAGAAGTTCCCATACCAAGTACTGTCAAAGGGGCGAAACCTATAAGCATCGAAGCAAACTCATCCTTTTCAAACATTCTCCCAAGCGCTTCTTTGTCAACTCCGGTGATATATCTGAGAGCATTACCTACAATTTCTTCCGCGACCTCAATTGGAAGACTCTGAGCACCGAGCTTAGACAGGCCTTGCCATACTGCTTTGTTTCCAAACCATTCACCCAGCTTCATGAACGGCATCTTGCCGATCTTGGTACTTTTCAGAAGCTTTGCAGCGCCACCTAGACCTGCCACCATTCCTTCGCCGGAGATTTCGGACAGATTCTCTATATAATGATCAAAGAATTCCCTTGCCGCGTGAGTTTCTACAGATACATCTCCTTGTTTGCTGATCTGAATTTTCGGTGTGGCCATCTTGGTGTATGTGGTAGGAGAGGCAAGGGTACGAGTAAGTGTACCACTCAATGCCTTGATTGTTCCGGTTGAAGCCTTGGCGACACCTCGCTTCATCAGCGTGGGAATCTTTTTCCCTGCACTTTTGGCTATCCACTTTGCAAATCCCTTTCCGATAGCTTTCTTTCCAGCCAGCTCCATTCCTTTTTTCGCTCCGGCCTTATAGATGTTACCAGTGGCAATGAACTCCAATATGAAAGGAATTGTTTCACCAAACTGCGCTCCTCCTTTAAAGGCATTGGAAGGTTCTGCCTCGTACATGGCTTTTTCGTATTCGAGGTAAGCGCGCATCAATGCCTTGTCTTCAGGATCGAGAGCCTCGTCGATCTCTTCTTCTGTCGCTTCAAGGATGTTCACGCCTCGGTCTTCAAGTTTCTTGAATGCAAGACCGACTTGTATCATTTCCTTCCCGTCGTAGTCTACGGCGGCTTTGGTGGTACCGTATCCCACACCTTCCCAGAACTTTTCTCCATTTTCCATCCTTTCAGCAAAGTCAAGAAGCTGGAGTGCGGCCAGATATTTCTCCTGCTTTTCAGTCTCAAACGAAGCCGGACCATATATAGGCACACCGTCTATCTCTATTCCGCCTCGTGCGGCTTTATTCTTATCAACGTTAGCTTCGTAGTCAGCTGTGATCTGCTGCTTCAATTCGTTTCTGTAAGCCTTCTCTGCTTCTTTTCTTTGCGCTTCCCATTCTCTTTGAGCGATAACCGACGGATTGGCATCGTACTCCGCCTTCAATTGATTCTTTTCAAGCTGTCTCTTGGTGTAGGCGTCATCGTTGGCGAAAAACTCTTCTACAGCTGGATCCAAATACTCCACATCACCACTGACAGAATTGACCTTCATTGCCTGAGATACCGGTTTCAGATTGGCATCAAGATTAACTGCATTCTCATTGTCGTCAAAATAGCCAATCTCTGCAAGCCTTGCAGCCCTTTCCTCGTCCGGCTTTTCAAGCTCGGCCAGTCTGTTCTCAATAGCACTAGCCCTGTCGCCCCAGTAATCCACATATCTTACGCGGTTCACCTTTGCTTCCGGATGATCTGCCGTGAACGCTTCCTTGTTGCGTTCCCATTTTGCAGAATCCCACACGCCGGAAGAGTCCGGGTCATTCTCGAACGTCAGCATTATCTGGTCGTTCTCATTTGTATCTTCCGCATCATATTCGCCAAGCTCGAAGACATTGGCCTCAGGATAGTCAGACATGAACGCATCTTTATTGCGTTCCCATTTGTCGGAATCCCAGACGCCTGATCCTTCAGGCATTCCGGGAATCTCAATAAGATATTTTTTATCTGGCATATGATAATTGATTATTGATACTTGTCACTATTGGCGCCGGAGCCTTCTGCAGATGAGCGAAGAACTTCTGCAACAGCCTGTTCGGTCTGTGCCGCCTTAATTACATCTGCGAGCATTTCGTCTCGCGAGGGCTTTTCGTATATGTAATTGCCAGCGTCGTCTTTAGCTTGTACGGGATTGCCTGCGATATCTCTTGTCATCTTTACTCTTCTGGTTCTCTGCTCTTCTGGTATTTTGTTGTAAGCGGCAATAAGAGTTGCTTCATTCCATCTATGAGCGGGTATTGATATTACGTCACCTCCTACAAGCGTGAACGGATACTCTTCACCGGGCTTAGTTGTCTTTGGTGGCTTATTCGCGTTTGTCTCTGCATTTGTTTCTGCGGCATTCGCCCTTGCAAGATTGGCTGCTGCATTGATTGCGTCAATTTCGTGCCTCTTCTGCTTCCAGTAGTTCTCGCGTTCTGCGGCGGCCTGCTGAGTCTCGAGCGCCCTTCTCTCCTTAGCCTGCCGTGCATTGAGCTCTGCAGTCTTAAGATCCTTGGCGGCTCTCAGATCCTTGCCCCTGGCCTTCATCTCGTCAAGCCTTTCGTTGAGCTTATCCATTTCCAGCTTGCGCTCCTTGCGCGACTGCTCAGCTTTCTGAATTACAGCAGGAGCATTGTATGTCTGCTTCTGATTAGCAGCGTTGCCTTCTGCTACACCGACAAGATTAGCTATGCCGGAGATTGCGTCACCTATTCCGGCAATATATCTGTATGCATTCTCTCGCTTCTGGTACTCCTGGTCCTGCGCATTCAGCTCCTGTTTCTTGGTATTCACCTCAGAAATGAAGTCGTTGACGTTCTCGATCTGAGTGTCGTATGCCTTGGTCATGGCGGCTCTTTCCTGCATCTGGTCTTCTGCAAGATCAAGCCTTGCCTGAGTCGCTGCATCCGGACCTGATGGCGTGCGTCTCACCTCATCAGACGGAGCCGGCTGCTCTTGCGTATTTACAGTGGCAGGAGCAACAGGAGTTTCTTGCTCCTTGTTGTCAGCGGCAGGAACTTCCACTTCCTGCTCTTCCTTTTTCTTTTTTTCGTCTGTCATGGCTATGCATTTATTTTTCCAGGATTACCATTCTTCAATTTGGCTGCCGCATCCTGAGCCGCATACGAATCAAACGTCGTAGTACCGCCCAGCACTTCACCTCCCTTTGTTGCAGGTGCTGCAGACCCTGCTACCTGCGCGTCTGCCGTTCCTCCGGCTGTCGTCCCCACAGCTCCGGAGATTCCATTGACCAGCCCACTGACAGCAGATCCCACCTGACCGGCTGCGGCTGATATGGCCTGCGCCTTATTCTGATAGTGTTCGATTTCCTGCTGCGCCAGTTCGGCTTCTCTCTGACGATACTGATTCTCGATGCCTTCCTTATACGCCTCAGACTGTGCGGCGATGTTGGCTGTAGTGTCACCAAGAGTCTCGTTTGCCTCTCTCTGCTGAAGAACCAGCGCCTCGTCTGTTCCTCCGGCTACGACATTTGTCGCTCTTGCTCTCTTATACTGCTCGGCAAGCATTTCCTTCTGCTTCCTGAGCACATTCTGGACATCCGCTCTCTGCGTATAGTCCTCGGCCATCCTCTGCTCGTACCATTTCTTGTTTTCGTCCCTCTGGTTCTGCAGCAGCTCCATAGCCTTCTTGTTGGCTTGTGAGGATTTGATCGCGCCGTAGATTGTCGATCCAAGCTGCAGCGCTCCTCCTATTCCTGATATTATTGCTCCTACCATAACTGATATCAATTACATTGTTAACGGGAACAAAGCAAATGAATATCCATTGCCGATGGACTTTATCTTTACGCAATCAACTACCATTAACTACTTTAGAAAGAAGCATATATACAAGAGAAGAGCACCTGCTGTGTCTCACGACAGAGTGGTGCTCTAAAGAAATGACTGTAATGATGTCTTACCTATTTAAACCCAGCATAACAAATCCAAAAGTTGTGCCATTAATATTACAAATAAATATGTATCTTTGCCGTCGGATCAGCGCGTTTTACAATGCTGGAAACGACCTTGTGTTTTACGTATGTTTTACGGTCGACAATTTTGAGAAAATAAGCATATCGAGCAATAAATTGGTTTTCAGATAGTTGCCCCCGTAGTTTAAAGGATAGAACTTCAGATTCCGGTTCTGAATTTTGGGAATTTTCACTTTTTAAGCTCTGACATCGCTAAAATGGCATTTACGCCCTCTAAGATATCTCCAAGCCGCATTTTTTTATTCTTTTCTTCTTGTTCTGCTTGTTTTTTGTGTATATTTGTGTCGCAATTGTTTTACTGATGTTTTACAGATGTTTTACAAACTGCAGTGCTGACCGCGACTAATACCTTACAAATATACGAAAAATTATGGCTGTTCCAACACTTAAGGCAGTGATCTTGCCACACCACGTGAAAGAGGATGGATCGTGCAACGTGAAGATCCGTCTCACCCACAAGAGAAAGGTCCGCTATCTACCTACTGTAGAGTTCGCCCACAAAGGGGACTACACCAAGGACTATGCGCTCAAAAGCAATTCCCTCATCAAGCGGCTGAGCGATCTGATCGAGAAGATGGAGGATGCCATCAATACCGAGAACGTCTTCGATCTTGACGTAATGGATGTCGATGAGGTGGCCGAGCTCATCAGGAAAGGAATCAAGAAGAAGGAGAAGTTCCAGCTCGACTTCTTTGAGTTCGGTTATGAATGGGCAGGAAAGAAGCCGAAGTATTCCGGCAACAATTACAGGACCGCCTTGAAGTCCTTTTCAACTTTTCTCGGCGTAGAAACGCTGGATATCTCTGCCATCACTTCGTCTCTCCTCAGAAAGTATGAGATTCACCTGCATGAAAAGCACGGGCGTGACGCCAGGGCCGTCTCCCTGTATACTTCACACATATCTACCATCCATTCTGAAGCCAGGAAGAGATATAATGACGAAGAACTCGGAGAAGTGAGAATCAAGAACCCTTACGAATATTATAATCCTCCGAAGCAGAAGCCGGCCAAAAAGGTGTCGCTTACGAAAGCCGAGATCCAGAAGCTGATAAACATAAGGCACAGCCTGAGTAAGTATGATAAGCTTGCCGTTGATATTTTCCTGCTCTCGTTCATCACAATGGGTTCAAATGTTCCGGACTTGTATAATGCGGAGTTTGACAAGCCGGGCGTCATACATTATCAGAGGACAAAGACAAAAGAGCGAAGATCTGACGGTGCTGATATGTATATAAGGTTGGAGCCGGTCGCGAAGTGTCTTTACCAGGAATATCTGGACCCCACAGGGGCGAAGGCATTCAACCTGCACAGCATGTACACGTTCTACAAGTCCATTGCCGACAAGGGAAACGATAGGCTTAAGGAGGTTGCCAAGGCTGCGGGGATAAAGAAGCCTTTTACCATGAGGTGGGCCAGGAGGTCATTCGGCACTATCGCCAATTCAATCGGTATAGACAAGAGTGTAACAAACGACATGCTCTGTCACATTGATCCTGATATGGCGGTTACAGATATCTATATTGAAAAGGACTGGACCATACTATGGGAGGCGAACAGGAAGGTGCTGAACCAGTTCAAATGGAAATGACAATGGCACGCCCTTTGAGATATGCTAGACGTCAAACTTTTAATGTTAGTTAGTATGTCAGCAGGACTTGCAATGGGATGCACCTCATTTGACAGCATCCACACCAAAGCGGACGTGATGAAGTTCGCGATCACCTTGTCAATGGAGCGTAAGGAGAACGGAACCTTTGTGTTCAAAAAGAAGCAGGCGAAGGAGATCTTCGATTTCTTCTGCACCAATGTCGAGCTGGTGGATTCGGATGTCGTTCCGACAAAAGACCTCATCGATTCCATCTTCGAGAAGTGCCGGGACTATTTCAAAGACGGCAAGCCATCCAAACAGGCTGAGTAAGAAAAAGGCAGGAGATTATTCCTGCCTTTTTTACATCTTACGTAACTTTCTTTGAATAATGTGTGGGATGATATCTGGGAAATAATGTGCAAACTCTTTTCGACTCAAAGCAAACTCGATTCTATCTGAGTCTTTTGACAACCTAAAGACAAACGTCACTCCGGTTACATCATCCCAAGCTATTGACGTTATCGATGAGTCAATATAATAATCTCCTAAAAAAATATCGTAACCCTCGTGAAAATGGTTATAGCAAAAGTCCAGCGTGTCACATTTCTCATCGCTTTGAAAAATAATGGCGGCCTCTCTTAAATTATATTCCGTATCAACGCAAATTGTATCCGACAAGTTATATGTATATATCGCTATAGGCAGTTCTCCAATTTCTTTAATTTTTACAGAATCTTGCTGGGCAAATAAATGGAAACAAGGAAGAATCTGATTATATAATTCTACATATTTCCCATTTTGGCCTTGCTTGATAGAAATCATTTCCTCTAGCCTTTCATTTTCTCGTTTTTCTCTTAATTCCGCTATCTCTGTTTCCTGGATTTCTTTTTTCTCGTTTTTTAACCTATTGTAAAAACCGGCTATTGTTCCTATTCCGATTAAAATCACAATAGGGATGAGACATCCTAAATAATCTTTCATTGCTTGCAACAAATTTTACATGGCGTGCGGCCTTGCTTTTCCGCTTGTTCGATTGTCAATTCCTTAATAGTACCCCCGCAGTTGCTTAGTCCTCGGCAGTTCTTCTTTTCATGATAGCGTTTTGAACTTGATCCTGTGCAGATGTAAACTTTTTTCTCTGCACTTACACTTACGTCGCATGGCACGTCTGCGCTAAGCGAAGCGCAGATCAACATGGTTGTGATAAGTAGTAGTCTTTTCATTTCAATATTTGTTTTATTTCTTTCCAATTTTGTCCAGATTGGACAATTTCGAATAATGTCTGATGGTTTTTAAAAACGTCTCCCGTGGTTCTGGCACGAGCTTTTCTATAGTGCCAGCAAAACGATTACGACATGAGACCGATTACCACATCTTTCTTATCGCGCTGCACTGACAGACAAAGAACTTTCTGCATCTTCTGCATTTCTCCCCTTTTGTGGTGCCAGGAGCTGGTTCTCATATTTAAGGACCGCGTTCTCCTGAAGAAGGTCTGCCTTCTCCTCGTTCAGCTTGTCTATCTTTCCTTCAAGCTCGGCCACCTTGCGCTGCAGGTAGTCTATCAGAGAGTTGTTAGAGAATGGCTGTTCTTCCATCGGATTCTCAGGCTGATCTGATTTCAGCATAGAAGTGTCCCATTCGTGCGGATTGTTTAAAATCTTAATTAAGTTTTCTTTTGAAAAACTGGCTTTCCCTTTGACAACATTGGAAATGGCAGCCTCGGTTACGCCTAGATAATACGCTAATTCTCTCTGCTTGAGATTGTTAGCTTTCAAAAATGCACGCACTTCCATAATAGTTAAATTAAAACTTAATTAAATATCTGTAAAAACTTAACTAAAACTATTGGAACTTAATTAAGTTTTTATACCTTTGCAAAGTCAAATGAAATGAAAGACCTTTTCAAATCGTTCAAAAATCAAGTGAGTATGGCAAATATAGTGAAAAAAGAGTTAGACACAAGGACATTTCCGCAGATATGTGCTACTCTCTCGAAGTCGGAGTGGGAGGAGATCCGCAACAAGTGCGTGACGAAGACCGGCAAGACTGAGTCTGCGGTGTACTACTGGAGAGAGGGCAAGCGACCATTAAGCCTCATGGAAAGGAAAGAGGTATCAGACATAGTCAACCGAGTTCTCGGCATCAACACAAATCACAGAACATTATTCCCATAGCAGTATGAGCGCATTAGAAATCCTCGATCAGATTCCTGAGTTCGCCAAGTGCCTGGTACTGGAGATGAACAGGCTTACGGAGCCGCACAAGGATGCGATCTCGACCAGCGAGGCATACAGGAGATACGGCAGGGCGTGGATAGACAAGTGGACCGAGCTGAAGCAGCTCAACCCTCAGTTCCGCGGAGCCAAAAAGATGTACAGCATATCTGAGATAGAGAGGGTGAGGGCGAAGGAGAATGCTGCAGCAAGACTTAAAGAAAAGAAATAACCGGGTATGGTCTTTTGACCGGGACCATACTCACCAAAAGAGAGCTCGCCAAGGCAGCAATACCGCAAGGTTACCGTTAGTACGGGCATCGCAAAGGGTCGGTTCGCTCTCAAGGCGGTTGAAGATACAAGTATCGCAAGCCGTATAACCCGAAGGCATATCTTAGCGACAGCGTTGATGAATATACGCAGGTTCTACGAAAGAGGTGGAATTACATAGTCGGAGTGTCTTGGTCCGTAATGCTAGGTAGCAGTGAGAGATCACGTAAGCCTACGAGGTTCAAACTCCTTGCAAAATGCAGATGACGTGACTAATCAAAATAACATCGATATGGATTCAACAGTTTCAAGGACCTTCATGAAGGTCATCGGATTTCTGGGAAGTCTCTTCCTGACTCTATTCGCCGGACTCTTTGGCTTCATCTGCCTCTCAGCGCTCTTCATGAGCATTATCGAAGGAGACCTGATGAACATGATCGGATGCGTGGCAGCCGGATTGACGGCTTATTGGTGCTGGTCACTCAGGAAGGCGCCGCTTGTATAGAACCTATTTTTATTCACCATTAATATTACCAATTATGAAAACAGTTTTTAAGAAAATTGAAGAGATCGCTAATCTTGTCTCTGAGGTGCCTAATGGACACGAAGGTGCTTGCATCATCATCGCCACTCCTGATGCTCAGGATGAAAATGCGCAGACTCTCTGCTATATCAACGGAGTAGGAGTCAATATTATCGAGACTATAGCTGTCGCTCTTGAGAGTAACAAAAATTTAAGAATGTTCATTAAAAATGCTCTTGCTTTAGTGGAAGGACAAGAGACCATGGTAAAGCTGGCGAAGGCAAAGATGAAGCACATGGCTGAGAATAAAGCTAAGGAGTCTTACGCAGGCGAGTCTGACCAGCCGAATACAGCGTGTGACTCTGACGAAGTGAGAGGACCGGAGCAGGAATAATTCACACAGATATGGAAAGACAATTAGGACAGGAATTCAAGAATCTCGTGCAGCGCGAGACTTACCTGCGGGACAACTGCGACGGCAGTGAGGTGAAGGGTTACATGAAGCCCTACACGCCGGAAGAGCTCCAGGGACACAAGGAGAAGCTTGCCAACGTATCCATCGAGATCGCTGAGATAGAGGCGGAGAAGGCCCAGGTGGATGCTACTTTCAAGGGACGTCTTAAGCCTTTGAAGGAAGCCAGAGGAATAATGGTTTCCAACATCAAGTCGAAGGCCGAGTACGTGACCGAGGAGTGCTACCGCTTCACCGATCAGGAGACAAGGATGACCGGATTCTACAACAAGGAAGGAAATCTGATAGAATGCCGCCCGGCTACGGCGGACGAGCTTCAGCCAAGCCTCTTCAAGGTGGTGCAGAGAACCGGCACTGATGATTAACCATTAATATTTCAGACATGGAAAACAAAGAGAAAATTCAGATCAACCTCGCTCCAGGAATGGAAAGGGTCGAGGTTGTCTATCGAGAGGGCGTAGCGACAAAGGAGCTTGAACAGAAACCACCTGTTCAGACAAATCTTGAAGGTACCATCGGTACAGTAGTGGAATATCTGGAGAAGCGACTGAACAAGGGACAGTTCCAACAGGAGAACTGTCACATCCTTGTAGACCGTGAGAAGATAAGGATCACTCTGGTGATGAATGAGGCGCTCCCTTACCATCGAGGTACTGTAGCCGGCCATCTGAGCTTCAACCCGAAGTTCTTAGAGTTCGGTATCAACAAAGGCAAGACATGGACTCCTACAGAGCTCGGCATGTTCTTCAAGATGAACCGCGCGTTCTTCCCTGACAGAAAGAGCAATATGGAGCTGGTGACAACTCTGATGAACTTCACGGCGACCGTCAACAACAAGATCGAAAGGGCGGTGGCGGAGAACGGAAACCGCACTGACAACTTCGCACAGGTGGTCAATTCCAATCTTCCTGCATCCTTCACGCTTCAGATGCCTATATTCAAGGGAATGCCGGCGGAGATGATCGAGGTGGAGACCTTTGCGCAGGTAAACGGAAGAGATGTTGCATTCATCCTTCTCTCACCTGGTGCTCAGGCGACTCTCGAGGATCTGCGCGACAAGGTCATCGACGATGAGGTCAGCAAGATCCGCGATCTGGCTCCTGACATCGCAATCATAGAAATCTAGAAACAATCGGTCGCACAATGTAAATTGGTGATAGCTCATTTCAACCGGGGATAGCGGCCGTCCCCATCATACGGCAGAGGCAGCTGCCGGCTTCTTTTTCATTTCTTTTTATGGTTAGTTACCTCAGGGGGCTGCCTCCCCCTTTCTCAGCGGATAGTGTAACGGTAGCACCATATTATGCCGATAGGATGGGAGGCCGGTATAATATCGTGAAGGTTCGAGTCCTTCTCCGCTGGCCAAAGCGCCCGAATTGTGAAACATTGTTAAACAAATAATAAGGTTACTATTATTGGGGTTAGTGGGCGCACCCCGTCTTACAGGTGTGAAAACACCTGAAACGCCAAACGCAGTGATGCGCCAATAGAGTTTTTTCATAGGTTTAAGTTTTAGGTTAGACAAAGACCGGAAGAGTTCTTCACCCGCTCCTGACGAGTTCCCGGCCGCAGACTCAGGAGCAACCATCCGCAGTGATGCGCATGGTTATCTTTTTTAATACACACACAATCTTCTAGCCTCCCTGTTCTGGGAGGCTTTCTTATGCAAATTCTTAAAATATCAACATATGAGCTGTCAAGAATGTAAGCCATACGGACTGTCAGGCTGTCCTATGTGCGAAACGCCGAAAGAATGTCCGCATTGCCACGGTGAGGGCGTCGTGAACTGCACGGCGCTCAACATAATTACAGAGGAAGAAGTCAGCGTGACACCAGCCGCATACTACTGCCTTCCGGCTACACGTCAGGAAGCCGAGGCAAAAAGGGAACATTACATACGGCTTTCCGTAGAAGACTGTCCGATGTGCTCCGGATCAGGCGTCATATGGGAATAGAGAAGCCCGTTGCGAAACGTGCAAAGACCGGATTTGATGTTGTTGGACAAACCATATTGTACTCATCTTCATATCCCTTGGGCGCTGCCGGTCTTGCGCCCATCTGAAGCATCAGCCCCACGTCATAAAGTTTTATTGTTTTGGTTGGTTAATTGATTCGGGTTCGGGGCAGCCCGCATGCGACGGACGTGATGAACGCCAGAGCGGAAGATGTTCCGGTGCATGGCTCAGCCTGCGGTCGCCTGACCGTGACCGCGGGCTCCACTTTTAACACATTTATTCAATCACACTATGAGCAATATCAGCATTGCATTGGAGAGGATCAACAGTTTGCATCCTCTTGACGTTGTCATGGACGACGCAGTCCACAAACGCTTCGTGGACATCTACAACACAATTACCAGGAGCGGAAACGGCGAGGCCGTATATGAGAAGGAAAGCCGCAACTTCCAGAGGATCATCTCTGAGAACGACTACCTTCAGAAGTGCACTCCGTTCTCCATCTTCACTTCCTTCATCGACCTTGCCGTCTGCGGACTTTCGGCAGAGCCTGGAGTAAGAGCCCAGTGCTACCTGCTTCCACGCAGCTATCAGGTACCTGTAGAGGGAGGAAGGCCGAAGTACGAGTATCGCTGCAACCTCACGATCTCGGGATACGGAGAGCTGGTCCTTAGAATCAACTGCGGACAGATCCGATATGCAGACAATCCGGTGATCGTCTATGACAACGATGAGTTCTCCTTCTCTGAGAAGGATGGAAGGAAGTCCGTGTCATACAGGCTCAACTATCCTCACGTATCAGGCCATGTGGTGGCCGCCTTCATGCGCATCACCAGGATCGACGGTTCGATTGACTATGCTGTGATGCTCGAAGAGGATTGGGACAGACTGAAGAATTACTCCGGCAAGAACAACAGACGCTGGGATGATGCCAACAGGAAATATATCGAGACTCCCAACGCCTTGTATGCGGCAGGACCTGACAAGGGCATCGACACGGGATTCCTTGCTTCCAAGCTGATCAAGCACGCCTTCAAGGCTTATCCAAAGGTGAAGATCGGAAACTTCACCATGTTAGAGACTGAAGCTGACAGTCCTCAGGATCTCGGGGATATCTACGGTATCGGGGAGGAACAGGTGCAGCAGAAGCCGCAGGCATTCGGCAACGCGCCGGACATGACCGCTGGAGTGCAGATAGCTCCGGCGATGGAAGATGATGGCGCATTCTAATTCACGACACTATGAGCAATGAACTAACACTTGTCACCTCCCAGAACATTCAGGAGGTGACTTCTGGTGCCCCAGCGGCATATGAGAACAACAAGCTGTCTCACGACAGATGCATAGCCTTCGGACAGACGCTTCTGGAAAAGGTCAGAGTGCAGGGGATGTCGGACGAACTTGACAAGGAGATTGCCGATTATATCGAGAGAGCCAAGAAGACAGTCAGGAAGATGAACGACACCAGGTCTCCTATCACCAAGCTGTTCGATGAGTTCCGCAACGTCTTCACGACGATGGAGAATGAGGTGAGCGTGACCAAGTCCGGCACGATTCCTTTCCAGCTCCAGGCGGAGCGTAACAGCTATGCTCAGAAGAAGATGAAGGAGGAAGAGGCGAAAAGGGCAGCCGAAGAGCATAAGAGACTGATGGCACAGGCTGAGACAAAGATGAGGACGGACCTTATCGACGACTTCAAGCGGCAGTTCAACACGCTTGTCAGAGGAACTCTGAACGAAATTGAAGCGATGAACGCATCGCTGACTTTGGAGAACTGGAACGATGTCACCGGCATAATCAAGTCCGTGTCTGACATTCTTCATCCGGCGTGGATCAATAATTTAAAGACCTGCTTGTATTCACCTTATGTGTCTCAGTCAGCATTTGAGTCAATCAAGGCTTCTGTCTGCCAGGAGCTCGGCCCTAAGTTCGTCGAGCAGTATGCGTGGGAGGTAAGTTCTCTCCGCGACTCCATCGTGGAGAAGCTGCCGTCAAAGAAGAAGGAGCTTGAAGCTGCGGCGCAGGCAAGCGAAGAGGAAGCCAGGAGGATCCAGGAGGAGATGCAGGCAAGGGAGGCCGCTGAGGTGGCGAGAAGAGAGGCTGAGAGGGCAGCTGCGGAAGAGGCAGAGAGAAGACAGAGAGAGATGGCCGCCCAGATGACTGAAATGAGCGGACTCTTCGACGCAGCGGCGGCAAGCGCCCCTTCGGCTCAGACCAGAGCGACTGTCAAGAAGAAAATCAATCCGCTGAATCCGGAGGCTTTTCCGGTTCTGCTCGGATTCTGGTGGGACGGTGTGGGAAGACACATGAGCGTGGAGGAATTGTCCAAGATGTTCAAGACAGTGATCACCTACTGCGAGAAGAGGGCTAACGACAAGACAGCTCCGGAGTTCCTGGAAAGTGAGCACATCGAATATGTGGACGATGTAAAGGCGAAGTAACATGAATCACAATCCGGACGAATACTACAGACGAAGTGAGGTCAGCAACTCTGACCTCACCGAATTGAAGAACCTTCTTCATCCACGTCCTCAGTTCGGTGACAAGGAGGCTGCATTTCGTTTCGGAACGCTGGTAGATGCAGTCATTACCGAGCCCGAAAGAGTGAACTACTACCGCTTTACAGTCGATGACGTACAATACACCGAGGATGAGTTTCTTGTCGCCCAGGACATGTACAGGTCTCTCAAGATGGAGGCGAAACGCGACCCTTTCCTTGCAAAGGTCCTGGAAATGGCCGAGACGCAACGGTTCATGGTCAACAGGCAGCAGATGTTCCAGTACGGAGGATTCCACTTCGCTCTTGATACAAGGTGCAAGTGGGACTGGTTCTTTCCTCTGATGAACTTCGGAGGAGACCTGAAGACCACATTCGCGACGACGCAGAAGCAGTTCGATGAAGCCGTCGACTTCTTCGACTGGGACAGGAGCCGAGCCTGGTACATGGATATCGCGCAATCTGACAGAGACTTCATATACGCCATATCCAAGCAGAACGGAAGGGTGTTCAAGAAGTTCATCAACAGAGGTGACGAGATATACAGGAGAGGCCGAGAGAAGTATGAGGAGCTTGCGTTCCAGTGGTGGTGTCTTAATCTCTAGCGTATGAAGATATATTGCAAGGTGACATCCCAGGGGCTCGTCCCCATGTATGACAGCGACTATGACGAGAAGCAGCGTCTGAAGCTGGGCGAGACCGTGCTGTGCGACATCACGAAGCCTAGGAACTACGAGTTCCATAAGAAGTTCTTCGCGCTTGTGAGGATGACCTATCAGAATCTTCCCGAAAGGCTTCATTCCATGCTGAACATCCGCAGTGAGGATGATATGCTGACGTGTCTGAAGCTGGATCTCGGACTGGCCACAGTCATATATCAGGGAGGCCGCCACCTCATCAAGGTAGGCAGTATATCTTTCGCATCAATGGACGAGACTGAATTCGAAACATTCTACAGGAACTGCATCGATGTGATCCTGACGAAGTACCTCCGGGGCACCGACCGTCAGGATCTCATTGACGAAATAGAGAGATTCAAATGATGGAACTGAAACATAACCTTCGCGTGCAGCCTTATCCCTATCAGATTGAAGGCATACAGAGGGGACTTGAACAGAAGAGACTCTTCATCGGTGACGAGCCGGGACTGGGAAAGACACTGCAGAGCATCGGCATCGTCGATACGGCGGACGCTTATCCCTGCCTTGTCATCTGCCCTTCATCGCTGAAGATAAACTGGCAGCGCGAGTTCGAGAAGTTCACCGACAAGAAGGCGCTGGTACTGGATGACGGAACCAAGACGACATGGCCGTACCTCCTGCGGATGACCCATAAGGTAGCGATTGTGAATTATGAAAGCCTTAGAAAGTATTTCGTCTGGGATATACAGGGCAACCGCAGGACGTTCCGCCTGAAGGATGTGGTCTTCTGCCCTCAGATAACGATGTTCAAGTCGGTGATCATCGACGAGAGTCACAGGGTCAAGGATCCTGGAGCGCAGCAGACGATATTCACGAAAGGGATAGCGACCGGGAAGGAATACGTCATCCTGCTATCCGGCACTCCGGTCGTGAATCATCCCACCGACCTTATATCTCAGCTCTCCATCATGGATAGGCTCAATGAATTCGGAGGTAGAGGACATTTTGTGATGCGCTACTGTGATGGAGATAATCTGGACGAACTGTCCAAGGAGCTTTACAGCCGCTGTATGATTCGCAGGGAGAAAGCCAAGGTGCTGACACAGCTGCCTGATAAGACGCGAGTCGACCTGCATGTGCAGATATCGAACAAAGAGGAATACAACCTTGCCGCCGAGGATCTGGCAGAATACCTTCGTCAGTACAAGGAATGCTCGGACCAGGAGATACGCCGCAAGATGAGGATGCAGGCTCTGGTGAAGTTCATGACGCTCCGGTCCATCGCCGCCAAGGGCAAGGTGGAGCAGGCTATCGAGTTTGCAAGGATGTTCCTCGAGAGCGGCAAGCCTCTTATACTCTTCTGCTCCTACCACGAGATCGTTGATGAACTGAAGAGGGCTTTCCCACAGGCGGTGACCGTCACCGGAAGAGACAGCCAGACGGCCAAGCAGGCTGCGGTCGACAGCTTCCAGAACGGAAAGAGTCAGCTGATCATCTGCTCCATCAAGGCGGCCGGTGTCGGGCTGACCCTTACGGCATCTTCCAATGTCGCGTTCGTTGAATTCCCTTGGACTTATGCCGACTGCCAGCAGTGCGAGGACCGAGCCCACCGAATCGGACAGAAGGACAACGTGACCTGCTATTATCTCATAGGAAGGCATACGATAGACCACAGACTCTACGAATTAATTCACACCAAGAAGAGCATCGCCAATCAGATCATGGCCGCAAGCGACGACATCCCAACCGACGAAAAGTATTTCGACGAGCTGGCGGATATGATGCTGGGCCTTGGACTGTCTGTCGAGAAATTCGTTTTATGATAAGCAAGACTGACGTGGCCACGCTGATAAGATACCTTGATAATGCAGCAGACTTCTACAGGAAGCACGCCACGAGCACAAAGGAATCCGACAGGTCAAGGCTGTTGGGAAAGATGAGCGGTAAGCTCAAAAGAAAACTTAATAAACAACTATGTATAAGGTAAGTGACTTGACGAAGGAACTCGGGCTGAAGGATGCCAGCCCGAGCCCGAGAAAACGCCGTCCTTCCTCTGAAAAGGAGCACCGGTTGCAGTGCAGCTGCGTAAGGTGGTTCAGATATCAGTATCCTGCGATGAAGCATAATCTGTTCGCTGTCCCGAATGGAGGCGACAGAAACAAGATCGTAGCCGCCAAGCTGAAGGCCGAAGGTGTTCTGGCCGGAGTGGCGGACCTGATACTGCTCCGACGCAGCGCCTCTTACGGTGGTCTTCTGATAGAGATGAAGACCACGAAGGGCAAGCAGTCCGACTCTCAGAAGGAATGGATGGAGAAGATAACCGGCGACGGATACAAGTATGTTGTATGCCGGTCCCTGGAAGACTTCATGAAGGAAGTGAATGAATATCTGTCATCTTAAAAGAAACCGCCTATGGCAAGACCAAGGAAACAGGGAATAGACTATTTCCCTTTTGACGTGGATTTCTTTGAGGATGACAAGGTGGCTCTTATCGAGGCAGAGTTCGGCTCGAAGGGCGTCGTTGTCGCCATAAGGCTTCTGTGCAAGATCTATAAGACTAACGGCTATTATTACCAGTGGGGTGAGGACGAGTGTCTGCTGCTTTCAAGGCAGCTGGGTGACGGCTTTGTTCCAGGTCTGGTGAAGGAGATACTTAACGGGTTGGTCAGACGTTCCTTTTTTGACAAAGGGGTTTTTGACTCGTCCGGTGTCCTGACTAGCGTAGGGATCCAGCGCAGATATGTCGAGGCGTGCAAAGGACGTTCGAGCGTTCAGCCGGTGCCTGAGATATGGCTTCTGGAAGACCAAAATGAGTTTTCTACGGAAAAACCCTCGTTTTCTACGGAAAAACCCTCGTTTTCTACCGAAAAATGCGACAAATTAAATAAAAGAAAATTAAATAAAAATAAATTAAATAATTCTTCGTGTGCGGGCGAGCCCTTCACTCAGGAAGAAGAAGAAAAGATTTTTGAAATTTTCTTTTGGAGGAATGTCATAGATCCTCTTGCGGAGACGGTCCGCTTTATCGAATACGGTACTAAATACGACTGGAGCAAGTATCCTACGCGCAGAGACAGAGAGGCGGCAGCTATGTCCTGGAATCCTGCCAAGGCAGGAATAAGGCGTAACGAGGGCTTCCTTGCCGCGTGGCGCAGGCTCTATGACCGCCTGAAGGTTTCAGATCCGGAAACTGCAGCGTCAATGCTTGCTGCGGAGACTCGCGGATCTGTCAGCAACGGCTGCTACATCATTCATTGTGCCGATAGAATCAGGCATTACATAGATTCCGGTGTACCTTCGGAACTGTCCGAGTACGCCAAATGTCAAATCAAGACCTCAGGTCTTTAATCCACAACAAATGAAAGTAAATATTAAGAAGCTGCATCCTGATGCAGTGATACCTAGTTATGCAAAGCCGGGAGATGCCGGAATGGATCTGACAGCGGTAAGCGTAGAAAATGACATCTTCGGCAATATAGTTTACCATACCGGACTGGCTTTTGAGATTCCTGAAGGATATGTCGGATTGGTATTTCCCCGAAGCAGCAATTCAAAGACAAATCTGTATCTGACGAACTCAGTAGGAGTTATCGACAGCGGATACCGTGGTGAAGTTACATTCAAGTTTAAGTGCGCTCACAACGCGATAAACTTCTTAAAATACTGGTTCAAGAAGAAGATTCTCAAAAAGAATGAGGGCGTTAATATCCATTGTTTGATTAACAATGCCTACGATGTCGGCGACCGTGTCGGTCAGATCATCATAATGCCTTATCCTCAGATTGAGTTTGAAGAGGTGCAGGAGCTGAGTGAGACAGAGAGAGGAACACAGGGATATGGTTCAAGTGGAAAATAAATAAAACAAATCTTTATACAATGGAAATCACAGGAAAAGTTCATTGTTTCTTTGAGCAGAGTGGGACATTCAAGAATGAGTTTATCAAGCTTGGCATCCCGGCAGAGGACTACGATATTCAGAACAACTTTGGTCAGACTGATCATACTGATGACTTGTTCCAAGCTATTGAAGACGCATATGCCGGCAGGCCGAGCCTCTTCGATTCCATTAGGGGGGGGCAGGATGGTGACCTGATAATAGCATTCTTTCCTTGCATATACTTTTGCAGCAATAACAGTATGATGTTCGATGGATCTTCTATTACTTGGAAGCAACAAGGAAAGACTGAGTTGGAAAAGAATGAGATGATATTAGAGCGTAGCCGGGAGAGGCAACATTTCTATGAATTAATCTTGAAACTCTTTTCGGTTTGCACGATGCACGATATAAGGCTGATTGTGGAGAATCCTTATTCCACATTGCATTATCTTCACGCGAACTTTCCATACAAGCCGAAAGTCATTGATAGGGATAGAAGGAAGAGGGGGGATTGGTTCGCGAAACCTACTCAGTATTGGTTTCATAACTGTGAACCTACTTATGGCCTTACGGAATTTCGCAGAAAAGACACTAAGACAGTCGCTTCTCTGACAGGCCATAAGGGTGGCCTTTGTGGCGAGAATCGCTCAATGATTTCTCCGGACTATGCAAGGAACTTTATCTGTGATTTTATTCTCGGAAAAGAACAACAAGGAACACAATTGTCAATATTTTAATATGGAAAAGGCAAGAAAACTTAAAGAGGTAGAACTGACTTGTACAAGGTTGGAAGTGAAAGCAGGAGAATACGATGGAGATATCTGAGCTAACTTGGAAATTATGAAAGCGTAAAAGAAATGAAATACTATGAACCAAAGTAAATTCACACCGATAGTTCTTACGGACAAGCAGGAGGCGTGGCTTAGCAAGCATTTCAAGCACACCAAGAACGAGGATATCGCCAAGCAACTGAATATCTCTTACAGAACTGTGACAAGACTTGCCAGGCGCAGAGGGCTTGAAAAGTCCAAGCAGTTCATGAAGAAGTGCCAGAGAGAGGCTGCGGACAAAGCCAACGCATCTAACAGGGTCAACGGCACGTATCCCCCTAAAGGATATCACGTACCTAACAGTGAAAAGCACTACTTCAAGAAAGGGGTGAGGCCGGTCGACAGACTGGGAGAGAAGCGAAATGCGAAACGCATCGCCAGGAGCGCTGAAACCAGAAGGCAGACGCTGAAACTGGAAAAGGCCAGGGTGTTGTTCGGACTGCCTCAGCAGACGAAGCTCAATGTCGTGAAGCGCCCTCGTGAGCAGGCATTGATGAGATATCGTCTCAAACAGTTGGGATACATCATCGAGAGAGGCGGCCGCGTCGCTTACTATGACGAGAACACCAGAAGACATCAGGGGCTGGAGTCGAAGCCTCGCACCGGATTTACATTCAAACAACTCGGATCGTAATGAAACAATTTGCAGACATGGTCTCTGACAAGGTGATTGAGTACTTGAGAGACGCAAAGACGCAGGACATGAAGGAGGTCCGCAATATCATCTCTCTGCATTTCTCGCAGGGACTGGATCAGGCGTTGCGCAATGAGGAGGCCGAGCTTGCCGCCAGACAGGCCGAGCTGATTGCAGAGCAGCGCAGATGCTACAATTCACCGAAGCGCAATGCCGAGATCAACGCACAGCTTCTGGATCTTGCACGACAGCGCAAGGTCATCCGCAAGGCTTCATGCCAGGCACAGGAAAACGGAGATCTCTTCAAGCTTAAAGGCTTCCTCAGAGAGAGGGCGCCGGAACTTCTGGAAGAATTCTATAACACTATTCCTAAACGAGAAAAATTCACAAAGCTATGATAGCATTACTCATACTGTTTGTTTTAGGGATCATTAACATGGCTGGTGCATCCCTGCAGGATCAGCTGATGGAAACATTCAGTAATCCTTACTGGATGGGATTTGAGGACAGAGAGGATGAGGGTTACAAGTGGAGTGACAATATCAAGAATTATCAGGAGGAAGAAAGATGAAAAATCTAAGACTCAGCATTTGCCGGATTGACCGCAAGTGCATTGACTACGAAGGAGAATGGGATGGCACTTATGATGAGAGCTACGAATACATCATCTATGACGGAGAAGGAATTGAGGTTGCAGGAATGGATGGATACCGTACCAGAGAGGAGGCAAGAAATGCTGGTGAGAAGAAACTCAAAGAATTGGAGGAAAGAAAATGACAGCATTACAAATTATAGGATTTATAGGTCTTGGTATTGTTCTCATTGGAGCAATATTCTTGTCTAAAGAATGGGTTAAAACAGGAGTCACATTGGCGGCTATTGGAGCGATACTTGGACTAATAGGAGCAATAGGGCATCAATGGGAACTTGATAAGGATATTCCCACTGCCCTGGATGTCTACCGAGGCAAGACCACCTTGGAGATAACTTATAGGGATAGTGTGGCAATAGATTCAACGGTTGTTTATAAAGTGAAATAGGTATGGAAACGATGACAATTTATATCGCTAATGGGAAACGATTTGATGACCCGCAAGAAGCATTGTACTACGAAAGACTTTGTAGTCGAGTCTCTGATATTATGGATAAGTTAAAACCAAGAACCGATGCTATTGAAAACTTGCAATCATTTAATAAGCATGATGTTCTTGTTTTGCAGAAGTGTTTTAATGATTTTTGCCTACTATGTGCTGAGTGCATTCCCTCTTTTAGAGGGTGGTTCATAGATGTAACAAGAGGAAAAAGGCACAAATCTCATATAGACAAAATTCTCAGTGATTATAGTCATAGATTCCCTGTTCTACATGACACTATGTTTCGCTTCAAGTGTTGCAGTTTTGACAATGGGTATGAGTTTGGACAACCCTACTTCGTTAATAATCAAGAAGAATTTTTTACTGAACGAGCTAAAAGAATAAAAGATATATGATGAGCGAATTCAATTTCAAATGTCCTATATGTGATAAAACTGTAAGAAACACAGATGTAATAAGGACTACGTTTGGTGGGAGAATGTGTATGCATTGCTACTTAAAAACACAAGATGGCAATGCAAATATTAAAAGGAGAGAATATGAACGAGTTTAATTTCAAATCTGCCATCTGTACCTCGCGCGTTCAGTCAGAGCACCTCTTGGCATTAGGTCTCAGAAAAGAGACTGCGGATATGTGTTGGCGAACAACAACATTAAATGGAGAACCAATTACATATCTCTCTCAAGATGTATGGTTGAATGGTTCTATAATCACTAATAATCATTTCCCTGCTTGGAGTCTGCATCGCTTACTGATGATGCTTGATTCAGATGTGCAAACCGATGGAAGATATGTCTCTTTGCCCAACTATGGGTTTGTTAAGAATGATAATATCTACGACAACGTCATTGACTGCATCGAATGGCTAATCAAGGAAGGGTATTTCCCAAAGGAGTATTTGGAGGAATAGTATGATAGAGCAATTACACGAACAAGGTATATGCGACAGAGACGGAAATCTCTACGGAATGAGTGCACCAAGCAACAGGGAACTGATGAATAAAATCAATGAGTTGGTCGAAGAAGTCAATAGGTTAAAAGAGAAGTTTGGGGAGGAATAGTATGAAGATGTGGATAGCAAGAGACGAGGACGGTAGTCTTTGGTTTCACGAGAAAGAGCCACACGTCAATAAGTATGCGAAAGAAGATAATGCCTTTTGGTCTTCAGATGGAGAATATTACGAAGTTGACCAAGATTTCCTCCCCGAAGTAACCTTCGAGAACTCACCGATGGAAGTAGAACTTGTAATAAAGAAGTAAGATGGAAAGAGTTGTAACGATTCCCATTTATGAGACAAGGGAAATTGAACCTTACCCAAGTTGCGAGGGGAGACAATGTAAAGAGAATATCGCTCCGAAGTTGGCGATGATGGCAAAGAAGTGTCCGAGATTCAAAAGAATACTTGAAGAAGTTGAACTTAAACTTGTGAACGATGTACAAGGCAAGTGAAGATTATCCAAGACTCAAGGAGTTGTTGGATAGTGGAGAAAGGGTAGTCTGCTATGTTGACTACAAGATAGAACTGAGTGACGGCACTCAGTATATATGCCGAGACATAGCAGAAGCAAGAAGATTCGAGAATCCCACTCAGTATTCTATTGGAGTAAGAGGTCACGGATATGGTTCTGTTTATCCCGATTGGTTTCATAACTATTCTGAAGATGCATTATATAAACTATGGGCATACGACCATTTGCAATTCATCGACCCCGAACCGAACAGGAATAATGTTGAACTTAAATTGATTGAGAAATGAAATACAAAGTAGGAGATAAGGTAAGAATCAAAAGCCTTGATTGGTACAAGGAGCAGGATGGATTAATTCCATCGTGGTTATGCCCTTGCTGTGGCAGAGTGATGACCATAACCGTAGCCTATATTCAAGGATATGCTGTGGAAGAAGTACAAGGTGTACTGTTTAAGGATTTCATGATTGAAGGTCTTGCTGATGTGTCAGCGATTTCTCCTGACGCTGAAGGATGGATCAATGAGTTTGCTTGTCCAGATGGCTACGAGTTCCGAGACGAGAACGGCAATGTAATCAGCACAACGAAGATTGTCTTGGAGAAGAAGAAAAAGGAATATCCAAAGACTTATGGGGAGTGTTGTAAGGTACTTAATGTTGCAGTTCGTGACTTGGATATTCTTGACAATATGCTTGACACGACGGAGATAATCTATAACAAGAATCTTGATAGACTTCTAAATTCATTTCGCAAACTCCTCATCTGTCGTGATGCCTATTGGAAGATAGCAGGAGAAGAGATGGGATTGGGGAAACCTTGGGAACCTGATTGGACAGATCTTGACCAATGGAAATATTGCATTTGGGTTGATGTTGGAGAATTTATCACAATGACCAATGTTAGAGGTCAACACATCCTTGCTTTCCCAACTGAAGAAATGCGAGATGCTTTCAAAGAGAACTTTGACCCAGATATTGAAATTTGTAAGGAGTTTTTGTAATGAGGAGATATAGAGTATGTCGCAGATATTCTCCATTAGCCGGTACTTGGTATGTCATCCAGAAGAGAACCCTTTTCGGGTGGCATACCTTGAATATCAGCTTCGATAATCTGCATATGGCAAATCAGTACATGGATGACGATGTGATGCGTAGAGATGAGATATGCGAGACACCGCTTGAATGGGGTAAAAAGAAACGAAGATTTTATGAAAAGTATCCATGTAAAACGAATTTGATAAGAGTTAAATAACTATGGCAACACTAACAAAGAAAGACTTGCTTGAGGCTATCGAGGATATGCCGATGGATGCACCAATAGTTAGCGAACAAAATGAGGTAGAGTGCAATCTATGTGATGTGTGGTATAATGTATATGAGAATAAGATAAATCTTGTAATATGTTAGATAACAAAGACTACTGCGACTATGAGACTTGTGTCGCTTTGAGGGAAGTTGGATGTAGAATACAAACCGAATGGTACATCCATCAGCCAAGTTACGAGAGAGGTTCTTGTTACTTGTGTTTTGGTATTCCACGAGAAACATCCGTTCTTGATGAATGTGATTACATACCGCGATTGAGCTTATACGAAGCTCAGAAGTGGCTTAGGGATGAACACCAAATTCATATTATGGTAGATAGATTCGGACAAGACCATATGTGGTGTATCAAAGAGAAGGGTGCTATTGGTATTACTCATCAAGAATATGAAGACTATGTTAATTATGAGTCTGCTCTTCTCGGAGGTATTAAGTATGCTATTAAACTTTTGAAAGGAGAATAATATGACCGACAAAGAAATAGACAGAATCATCAAGGCTAACATCAAAATGGCTGGGTTCATCTCCCTCGTCAGGAGGATGAGAGAAGCGCAGAAACGGCAAGAGTACACTGATTCCACATTGGATAGAGAAGCGATGTACGAATGTCGCAAACTTACCAAACAAAGGGAATCCGAGGTTGACGAATACTTAAAGAAGATGGAGGATCTAAAATGAAACACTTTGAATTTAAGGGCTCCCTCGGAGAGTTCCTGAGCAAGATCGACGAATACTTCGGCTTGAAGGATATGAGTAAGAAAGTAAACGCAGTAATTGATATACAAGATGATGAAAAGGAAGTATGAAGTCCGGTGGTACGAATGTAATCTCACCGAAGAGAAAAGACGTAAATTTTTTACGCACTGGGGAGCGATAATCTTTATGGCGTACCTTGAAGCTTACGAGAATGTGGAACCATATATAAGAAAGATATGACATCTATACCGACCGACGAAAACCTGCTGAAAGAGATCCGAGCCATATCTAAGACAGCGCCGCATCTTATGATCTGCGCCAATTGCATTCATTACAACAAGGCTAGTGGAGAATGTCCGGAAACAAGAAGGACCTTTGTACCATACGTAAGAGGATGCGAAGGAAAATACTTCGTCTCCGATGAGGAGCATATGTTGGCGAAGGTCAAGAAGGAATTGACCGAGCAGGCTCTGGATCTTGACAAGATAGAGGCTCTGCTGGCGCTGCTGATTACTATGGCTACTGGAGCATCCTGCTTTGCTGAGGATCTGGCCAAAAGAATCAAGATAGTCAGGAAGATGTCTTGCCACGCGGACAGAAAACAAGACTTGCGAAAAGACCTGGACCTGGTGGAGGATGTGGATTCCGCTCTCAAAAGAATTAACAAGATTGCCGATAAGATCCAGAAGGACCTTGGTGACGGTCTAGAGAAGATAGACCAGCAGTACAGGCTGTATATCGAAAGACATCTCAATAGGCTGTTCACTACAGATGGAAAGTTTGACGTCAGGAAGTCAGACGGTAATCTCAACAACGCCTTGATCTGCTGCAATGTGCTTGGTAAGTTTATCAAGGGATGCATCGGTAATAAGACGAATTATGATATGGTATTCGCTATGCTGGACAACCTCCATAACGATACGCCATATCCACTCGACTTTAAGGATTTCGCACACTATAATCTGAAAGGATATGAATCAGAAGAATAATAAGAAACTTGTCCTGGATTATAATACATCCAAGAAATTTGATAAGATCCAGCAGGATATAAATAAATTCCTATGGCTTGATATGAACTCTACGTGTGTCGAAGCTTATCGTGACGCCACAAAGAAACTCAATGAAGTTGCCTTTAAACTGGCTCAGGAACACGGTATGAGCATCTGGGATGTATGTCTGAAATTCTTCCCTCGGATGGATGTGAAGAATGATTTTAATGAGGAGACCCAAAGATGTACGACGGAGATTCTCATAAACCTTGTTCCGCTTGAATACGACTTCACCAAAGACGAGGAATACTGGAAGGCTAAATATTACAAGCTGAAGGAAGAAATGCGGATGCTGGTTGAGAAATTAGACGAATAGCTTTTCATCCCAATAGAATTCAGTGATCGACGGCCAGTCCATCTCGTCAAAGTCAAGAGGTGCTTCTCCTGCCTTCTCTCGCTCGGAATTGCATTCGTTCAGAATTGCAGCATTTACGGCGTCGTTTATCAGCTCGAAAAGCCTGACGTTATCCTTTTCCAGGTAACAGTAATCACAAGCTCCGTTGAGCTTAAGCCAGTCCTTAAGATAGAAAGCATCCGACGAAGAGAGCTCGATATCAAGCTCTATATATTTGATATAAGGCGAAAAACCGTATTCGATTCCAAATGTATGTTTCTCCATAGCGTTTCTTTTGTACAAAGGTAATAATTTCCTCTTAAACACTTCGGTTTTATAAAGAGTTATTGCCGACTTTTTCAATTGGCTCAGTTTGTGAACTATTTCGAGCAAACGTATTGAGTATGAAAAAGGAAGATTTCAGAAACTATGCGGCACTGCTCATACTGACAGTGCTTATCGACAGGACGACAGAACCGGCAAAGGCAGCCGTCTTCTGGGCAGATGAGCTGATAAAGGAATTATATTCAGACGAATCTCAGTAAACATAAAGAACAATCTAAATCACATACACTTATCTTTGAAATATGCTACAAGAACTACTGCATTCCGCTCCGCGATGCGAGCCACTTATAAGGATTTATCCTCACTACCTTTCCTTCAATGCCGCAGCTGCAAACCTGCTCGGGATTGGGGAAGGTGACTCAATCTCCGTTATGATGGATGACCGTGACGGCTACATCTATGTAGCCAAATGCGCCTGTATGAGACAGTCCTATTCCATCCGTATGAAGAAAACACTGGTCGTCGTGTCAAGCGCTCCACTTTGCAGGAAGATGGCTTCACTTCTGGAAGGATTCGGAACGTACAAGATATGCAAGGATGAGAGGCAGGAGTTTATGGGGCATACGTTTTATAACATTTTTAAGAAAAAGTATGGGAAAGATTGCTAAGATCCAGCTGAGAGGAATATCAAGAGCTCCGTCAGACAGAATGACATCTGACGGAGGATGCGCCGAGTCACTAAATGTCTATCTTGACAGTGGTGAGACTGCTCCGGTTTTGATTCCGGAAGACAAAACTGACATTGTTGGATCTAATGGTAAGGAATATAAAGCTAAAAGAGTCTTCATTCACAAGACAGCTAACTACACTAATTATATATTGCACTTAGAACAGGGAAATCAGATAGGTGTATATATGAGCGGCGTGAATGGAGACTTTAAGGCATTTGTTACGCTTGATACTGAGGAGACACTCTGCGACATAACCTCTATTGGCAATACAGTGATCCTTGCCACCTCAAAAAGAATGATGTATGCTCTGTTTGCCAACGGAGAGTACCGATATCTTGGTGACAGGATTCCGGAACCATATATAGAATTCAGATGTGTCCCTAGTGAGACTAATATAAGAACTTCTTCTATCACTCTTTTGAATGGGGGTGACAATACAGCCAACGCAGTCAACTTGCTTAATGTATCAGTCTGGCAGACAGCCATTGAAAGGTTAGCTAATGGCTCGACAGAAGATGCTGACGGATATGTGGCCAGACTGATTGAAATTGAGAACCAAATATGGAGTGAAGTCAAAAGAAGAATCCGTGACCGGAAAGGTCAGAAAGCCTTTATCTGTCCTGTCTTTGTCCGATATGCAGTAAGGCTTTATGACGGATCTTATATTTATCAGTCTGTTCCGATTCTGCTGGGCGCGGGATACGATAAGTTCCTTGAGGTTACGGCGGACAAATATGCCGGAGAAACAATAACGACATCTGTTAGCATTTCCACGACTAAGCCATACGAGGTGACTGCACATATGTTGAAGTGGGATACGGAAGGCTGGAGCGACATCGTTTCCTCGGTCGATCTTTTTATTTCGACAGATGTATGCAATCCGAATCTCAATGCACATGTCGCCAGCCTGAGTCAAGAGAGCGAGACAGTTGCCGGCAATACCACACACACCAAATTCTCGATCACTTTCGCGAACGGTGATGTCTCGGATGAGCAGGCGATGGAGGCAGAACTTCTAAGCAAGTCGCTTTTCTTCAAGATAGCGTCTTTTGCCTGTGGAGAAGAGTCTGAACTGAGCAGCGGCTTCAATCTGTTCAAAGGAGACTATAAGTCTTCTCAGGATGACCTTGTAGAAAATGACAGGCTTCCTGACTACGAACAGAGCGGTACTACGATTCTGTCCTCGAGGATCACTTCTTATAACAACAGGATACTTGCAGTCGGCAGTAAGAGAATCCTGCCTACGGGCTATAATTTTCTGCAGTCGACAAACATAATAAAGACAGAACAAAGATTGGCCTCATACGCTTTTGCCTTTTACGTAAACACACCTGCCGGACAGCAGAAAATAGTATCTAGATCATATGACGGCAAGTACCTTATCCCGCCTTATTCCGCCCGTATTATCGGAGAACAGGGCGCAACGACATCTTACGCCATTCCTTACGGATTCTTATGCTTCCCTGACAGAAGGTGCGAAAAAGTAAAAATATTTGAGGGGGAGGACGTGTATACTTTCGAGATGAAATCTCATCCTCTACTGAATTGCTCATATGCATATTGGGGACTTTCTAAAACGATTGCCGAAACCAGGGCGGAAGGTGATGTGTCATTGGATAATTTTGTCTCAGACGAAAACCGTTATGAAGAAAATTCCAACAGAATCTACTTGTCTGAGATTGGTAATCCGTTTTATTTCCCGATTTCCGGCAATACCCTTCTCCACGCTCCCATCACTGATATTGCAATAGCCAATACATCGCTTTCTGAAGGCCAGTTCGGACAGTTCCCGGTTTACGCTTTTACAAGAGAAGGTATATGGGTACTGGAAACCGGAGCGGACGGATCCTTTGTTTCTTCAAAGCCTTTATCTAGGGAGACACCTTTACCAGGAGCTGCCATAGCTTCACTGGATCAAGCAGTGGTGTTCATATCTGCCAAGGGAGTAATGCTTCTTTCCGGCTCTCAGATCACGGATATATCTCCTTATATGAACGGGAGACATTATGTTCTGGAAGGGGCGTCTAAAAACGCCATAGCCTCAATGCCTTTCTATCAGGATCTTCTGCCAGCTATAACTGATCCGGATCCGTTTATGAAATTTATGGCTGACGCTAAGATCGCTTACGATTATTCAGGCAAAAGACTGATATTTATTTCGCCTTCAAATATGGGATATCAGTACGTTTATAAACTGGATACTCAGACATGGCACAAGATTTCGTTGGGACTCAATCTTTCTGACACCATTAACAGCTATCCGGACTGTCTTATAATGGCTGATAATGTCGATGTTACAAAGATATACGACCTTTCTACAAAGCTTGATGTTGCATCTGTGAATCAAAAAACGCCTAAGGCTGTAATAATCACCAGACCGTTTGATATGGACGAGCCCGATGTCCACAAGAGCATTAGAATGGTAAGAATCCGCGGGCAATACAACAAAGGGAATGTACAGTTCTTTCTCCTCGGATCTGACGATGGACTGAACTTCTATACTCTGAAGACTCTGAGAGGAAAGTCATGGAAAGTATTCCGCATAGTAATCCTTGCACATCTTGCTCCTACCGAAAGGCTAAGCTGGATTGATGTCGAATACGAAAGCCGACTCACAAATAGGTTGAGATAAAAAGAAAGGGAGCCGTTAGGTTCCCTTTTATTGTTTCTTTCGGATTTCTTCCAACTTGCTGAGCCAGTCAGGAGCCTTTTCGCCTTGGTTAAATTCCACGGATGCCATCTTTGGCACTCCAAACTCCATCGCCTTCAGATATGCATGATACTTCTTAGCCGGATCATCGATCTCGTGCCACGCAGCCATCGCTTCTTCATAATTCTCTGCCAGGAACATCTGGATAAGTTCGCGTACCTCCTTGGTCCCTTTGTTTGGTGTACCCTTCTTCCTTCCTCCATAACGTCCCTTGCCATCTCCTTTTACTCTTCCTGTTCCTGCCATATATCATTTATTTAGACGGACCGAAAGGCTGAAGCGGTCTCTTGAGGTTGTTTGGTACGCGGAGCATAGAGACTATCTCACTCTCAAGCGCGGCGACCTGTTCGGATAAAGAAGTTGTGTTACTCATAACTCCTGTCTGAATATACCAATCTAAAAGGCCACCTTTTACCAAGTATTCGTGCATCTTTGTTCCTATAATCTTTAAAGATACATCTTTGAATTCACCAGGTAATACAAGGTTATATTCGTAAGACGCTGAGGCTTCCGGTTTGTTATCAAATGACTCCATCTCCTCTTCTGCAAGACAGAAAAGAAGTTTTTTTCGTAGTGTCGCATCCCTATAGTCCGTAAGGCGTGCTAGAACAGAGGCATCAAACGCATCGCCTCTATCTGAAGCAACAGCATTCTTTGCTTTCTGGTCTAGGGCCTGCATTGTTGACTCAGTGAGCTTATAGGTCAGAGCATCAATGTCAAAATGCACTGCCTGCTTGTGTAGTGTAATCTTCCTTTTTTTTGTTACTTCCGACATATTATCTCTATGTTAATATTGGGGCAAAACTGGAGGCAGCTTTTCAAACAGCATTTTCTCAAGAAGCTGTACACGGCTTGTGGCCAGAGCATCGTGAGTCTTAGCCATTTCCATTTGGTTTACAGAAACATAGAAAGTTGAAAGTGCAAGATTGACGATAGCAGAGTGTATTGTATTCGCTGTTATTTCAGCTCTGCAATCTTGTCTTCTTGCATTTGAAACAAACTGATATGTATAAGATTCCGGAACTATGGACGGAAGATCGCTGATAGCCTCTCCCTCTGTTACTTTCTCGAGAAATCTTTCACACATCAAGCGAATTCTTGCTTCAGCCTCTATTATGCATCTAAGAATTTCTTCGTTTTTTTCTGTTCCTGCCTCTGCTGCATATCTCCGATCGAGATTTTCTATTGATGCCACTTCAAGATGAGACTTATTCCGGATATCAAAAAGAAGCTCTGATGTTTGAATTGTTACTGTCATACCCGTTCTGGAGCTTTACGTGACTTAATAAGTATATGAGCATTATCAAGAGCAGAAACCGCTTTCTTTTCATACATCTGATACTCCTGAGCTCTTTTCCCTTCTAGCCATAGAGCACAGGAGTTCATTACGATAAACAGATCCAGCTGCTTGCAGGTAGAAGCTGCCATAGAATAATCAAAGTCGGGTATATTGAACACTATGCCGTTCTCTTTCATACTGGCTACATCAAAAAACCTTACGCATATGGAATTGACTGAGTCCCGTATGTGACTATTTATGGTATCTTCATCCCTAGATAAGATCTTGTAAGCATCGTAAAGAGAGCTTCCATCTTCGCTGTATGACGATGCTGCGAATCGGGAAATCTCTTTCTTTATATATGCCGAAAGATCGCTCTCAATATAATTGTATTTCATATGCCAACAATTTGCCGCAAAGTAACAACTCCCGAAAAATTTAAGACTTTATCTTTACTCTTTCAGATGAAAATAACTTCTGACGAAATCAGGCCTGTCCACATCCTTAAGCTTGTCCACCGCTAAGTGATAGTAGAACTTCACCCTCATATTAGGCTGTATGAACATACTGACTGTATTCTTGTGATCAGAATATAGCATATTCATTGTCGCCCATAGGGCCCAGCAGTTATAGAATGGAGCGACTGACATTTCCCCTCCGCTCATTTCCACAGCTCTTTTCAAGTCTTCGTACTTCCACTCATATCGCTTGACCGCAACATCTCCATCCTCTTCTTCCAGACTATCAACGATTTCTTCAGCCTCTTCCCGACTCAGGTAATTATTCCAGGATCCAGCCTCCAGTCTTGCGAGCCATTTCTCAGCCAGTTCCGGATGCGCCTCCGCGATGGATTCAAACATCCACTTCTCAGCCTCTCCGAAGACTATCATTTTCTTCGGGTCCTTAGCCGTTGCCATATCTTCGTACAGCTCGGCATATCTTTGTATCAAATCTCTCATCACTCTTCAAATTTAGCAACAAGCATAGACTTCAAATCAACAAAGGCATTCTCACCCATCTGCAATCCGAATAAATTTACACCGCCTTTCTGCTGCGCTTGCGTTACAAATGCGTCTGCAAATTTCAAGGCAATGTCCTTCACCTGCTCATCCGGGATTCCCGACATGTACTTGTTGACTATCGGAGAGACCATTGTCTGTATCATTGGCTCGGCAAGAAAGCCAAGCTCGTTCCATAGATTGTACGAAGCAGGATTCACTCCCAAGATTCCGTACATAAACTTGCCTATTGCACTATCAGCAGGGATTCCCACTTGTGGCAATACACTCTTCGCTACATTGAATAACCATTGGCTCAACACCACGCCAATCTTGTCTATGCTTGTCATTGTGATTCTTGTTAAAGGGGAGGATTACTCCTCCCCAGAGTTAGACTTGCGCCTTTTCCGCTTAAACTGCCGGACCTGCAAAGGTGTTTCCTCCTCCGCAGCACTGACCACAGGCGAGAGGATTGTAGACCTGAGCAACTGCGCTTGTTGTACCGGCTGTGTAGTCGGTGATGAGCTTGGGAGCAAATGTCGAGTTGACATAGTTGACAATCTTGCAATCAGAACAAGACCTTCTCTCTGCCTCAAGAGCAATGGCCTGCATTGTCTTGTAGTCAAGTGACTGGATTGAATCGTTGATTGCCTGATTGCGGACTGCCTGTGCAGCAAGAACCTCATTGATAGAATTGAACTTCGCATCTACATACTTGTAGAGTTCGAGGCTCTTCTGATCCTGATAAGTGTTCGCTTCAAGGAGTGCAATCTTAGAGTCCTTCGCTGCAAGCTCGTTCTGCATAGCCATCTCGTAACGAGTGACAGGCATATCATACGGAGAGCATCCGCAGTTGCCGTTGTTGCGATTCATTCCTCCAAATAGACCGCCACCGCAGCCACCGAGGATGTTGTTTGCGTTCAAGCCAAGGAACGAAGCAATTCCAAGAGAACCTCCGACTACCGCATAATCTGTAGCACCTTTGCTCGGCACCTTGACATCGTAGCCATGTACATCTTTTACCATATGTGACATAAAACAAATATTTAGTGAAAGCGACATTGCTTTCACCGACAAAAGTCACATATAGTTGTTGCTACCTAAAGAAGTTGTTGCCGGGCAGACAAAAAGATATTGCCGAGGTAGTTAGAATATCTCACTCTGTCAAGAAACATCTGCGTGGCGTGGTTCACTGTGCGCTCTGGATGATTGATGAGCTTGGCAATGTCGGATGTGTGATATCCCATCACTTTCATAAAGTGAATGACCATCCATCTTGCATCCACCACTTCCGCTTCTCTTGATCTACCGAGGATTGATTCCTCGGACACCTCTGTCAGTTCAGTCACAACCTTGATGACCTTGCTGAAATCTTCACTCTTTCCCATTTTCACAATAATTGCGAATTCCAACTTACTGTATTACAAAAGAAAAGCCACTACTACTTGTAGTGGCGCATAAGTTATTGCTCGGCAATAATATCAGTTTCTTCTCTTAAACTTGGCTGAAAAAACAGCAGGTGCAAGGCTTGATAGCTCAGAACTTAAATTCTCTTTAACGACATTATCAATCGCTTCTATTACAGGGCCATACACTTCTGCCAGGTTCTTTGCAGAATAGTCAACATATGCCTTATATGCAAGGCACATAATATCTCTAATGTTTTCGTCATCAATCATCATATTGGTGATGGCGCAAGCAACAGAGGAATATTGTCCATAAGCCATGCACATAGTTTCGTTTTCTTCGTGAGCAAAGCATATTACTCCTTTACCTTCGCTATTATCCCAATCAATATCTTTAGCTAAAGACCTGATGCCTTTCATCAATTCTTCCACTGTTTTAGAAGCCTCCATACTATTATTCCTTTTCAAAGTTGCAATATCCAAGAACACAAACTCCTTCTCCTCGAACTTTAGCCATCACGTAGAATGTCTCTTTCCATTCGTCACCTAACCGATCTGAATCGTCATAAGCATATTTTGTGGACAGTTCGTAATACACATTCGGCATACCTATCTCCTGGCAATGCTTTGCAACAATAGCCTCTATGCCAGCAAAGTCTTTTACTTCCACTTGAGTTTCAACAGACTCTTTGAGTCCTCCCCTATGCCATTGAAATAACTTTCTCATATATTTACTTCATTAAATACTGTAACTTTATCATTGTAGTGGTGTGCTTGTTCAATGATAGGATACCAACCAATACAGCAACAATTCCAGACCACAATGCGATATCTCCATTATGCAATATTAACGACCTGGCTGACATAGCTATTGACGACAAGAATGCTATAGCCATCGCAATACTATAAATAGAGATCGAACTAAAGAAAGTCTTCTTGAAATTGCAGTATCCAACAGGAATTTCGTGGCCATCTTCCAACACAGCCTTAACCATATACACCTTATCCCAATGAGGGAACTTCTCCGGTGGCTTGTTCATGATAAGCTGTGTATTGTACTTAATAAACCTATGGGGTATTTCTTTTGAAAAGCAATCAAGCATTTCCTTGATTTCACTGAAAGAGTCAACTCCTATAGATGCGTCCGAATCAGACGGAAGGCCACCTATGCTAATACTGAAATAACGGTTCATAAGAAAGTACATTTTTGCGTTTGCATCGAAAATACAACATCCTTGCCAAAAACAAAAAAATAAGCACTCCCAATAGTGCTTATTTTACTTTACTGAAATAAACTAAAATAACTCAGCAAATTATGATAGGAAAATAAAATTCATTGTACATTTCTGTACAAAAAGTGGACATTACACCTATATAGTGTCCAAGTTCTTGTGCATTTATGTACATTATCTACCATTGAATCCCGGCCTTGATGCCTATTCCGGCACCAAATGTCTTGCTCTGCAAATCGTAAGCAATCTGACCGTAAATTTCTATATTTGTATGCAACATTCTGCCGTATTCAAGGTATATAGGTATAAATAGAGTATTCAGATAACTCGGCTCAATTCCGAAACTCAAAGTGTTACGACTTGTAACGGATTGACCGACACTCTCGTTGATGTACACCGTCTTCGGATATACCTCGATATAGGTCAGCCTCGGATCGTATCCTGTCACCTCGGCATAGAAGTCCTCTCGCTTGTAGGAACGCTTCTCCAACGGAAGACTAAGATAAAGAGTGTCCTTTATGAGAATTGTCTTCTCAATAGGAACATAAATAGTATCCACGATCTCCTCTCTGATGGAAACAGGATATAACTCCCTCATCGTGTCAACCCTTACAAGGGTATCCCTCTGGATGATTGTCTCAGGACGGATACAAGACTGCCGACATAGCCAACCGATGACTATGCCTATAACCAATATTGCGAGTAAAAGAATGTATTTCTTCATATGCTATACATTAAAGTTCTTGTAAATTCTTGTAAGACTTTCAAGCATTTTGGTCGCCTCATTAATTGCACGACCAGATTTTCACAATTGCAAAAATCAAAGCCACACGCACTTCTGTGGCACATTTTTACATTACATAATTGCATCTTTAGGAAAAATCTTTTGCATAAGTCATAATGCAATTAGAGGGAATTCCCTAAAAACTCCCCCTAATTCCCTCTAATATTTTACATCTTAAGTCCGTCTGCCGTAGGCTCTATCTTAGAGCCTGTTGAAGGATCTTTACTTGACGGATAAGGGTTTGATTCGTTCAATCTCTTTAAATCCATTCCGAGCCACATAATAGCTTCTTGTAGCTTTGTGATTGCCAGGCTGCGTTCACGGCTTGCCGGTGCAGCCTTAACCATCTGCAGAATCTCGTCAATCTGCTTACGCATATCCTTATTAAACATGACTTCCATATCGTGATCCATGTTGTCAAAGTCAACCTCTGTAACTCTTGTGGCCTCCACAATGTAATGGTTCTTTTCGATGGCTTCAAGCATTTCATTAGCACCACATACAAATGCTGTAGCAATAGGGCCTCTTGCGTTCTCGTCTACTGAGAGGACTGCAGATGCAAATTCCTCTGATCTTTTTTCAATGTCTAAATACATAATCTTACTTTATTTGGGTAACTTACTTCCTTTGTAACTCTTGTTGTAGAGTATCTGTCCTCTCTGCTTCCCATCAAGCTTCAAACTAAGATGCAGAAAGCCGGGGTAGAGAATCATCTGGTCAAAAGGCAGGTTGTTCTCAATCACTATGCAAGCCAGTTCGTATGGAGTCTTGATCGGACACCAGATGTCGGCAGCTTCGCCAAGCGGATGCTGGCTTGTAGGAGAACCTTCAATGGCCTCGTTAAGCTCGATGCATCTGTAACCTGAGTTGACAAACACACTTGCTCCGGCATAGTCTCTAACTGGCTGAATAAGTCGGCAAACTAAATTCTTGAGCGCATCCCTTACCTTGAAAGAAGTGATTGTATTGTTAATCCTCTTCTCCTTGGCAACTGTACTTGCCTCAAATTCGTGATAGCTGAAGTTCTTACTTATGGTTCCCATTTCTCCTAGCCTCCCAACATTTATATAATCTTTCATACTCCGTTGCAGGAATAGTCACCTTCAGACCATCCTTGTACAAGATCGTCAATGTCTGACAACCATCCTTCAACGCTTCATTGTACCTTCCGTTGATGTGCTGAATGTCATCCAACGGAATCAACTGCTTGTCGTTTGTTTCAAATATCGCCTTTCCCATAACTATTTCTCCTCACATATGCCCCTACAAGGATGAACCCTCTCGTACTCCTTAACTACGGGGCAGTCACTGGGATTGTCTGGATAACGACATCCGTAACCTCGGTTGATAACTCCCTTCAATATCGTTACGGTGTCCTCAGTACGATCCAACTTGTTCTCCAATTTCTCAAAACGCTTGTCTGTCTCATCCTTGTACTCGTCAAACTCCTTCCGAACCTCATTGCGCTCGGACTTCATCTCATCGTACAACCTATGGGCCTCGTCAAGCATCTCACGCATATTCTTCACTACAATGCCCTCCTTCTCTGGACGTGCCTTGTAGATGGCTATCACTCCACCGACTCCTCCGATGGCAGCTATAATGCCTATCACGATGTTATACCATTCCATTTCAGTTAAGTTTTATATTTCAATGTCTGTAGTGTCAGCTTGTTCCCAGTCCTCTACCGTTGGATTGAAGCCTATCTGCTCCCTTCCGTCCGTAGTGTCCGTAGGAGGAATAGGCGGCAGAGGCTTGTGAGGCTTGGCCTTTGTCGTTGTGTCGGCCAGACCTATCGGCTCACTGAAGCCTATGACCTCGGTGGAAATACACGAGGTCAAGGCAAGTAATATGAATAGTCGCTTCATTATAGTGTGGTGAATGCTCGTACGCCGTTACTCCCACCTTTGGAGTTTGACCAAGTGTACTTGTTTGTCCACTGCATACACCACGCACCACCCTTATGACTCTGAGTGCTCGACCAATATTCCACGGATAATGCATCACCCCCAATAAGGTCTAAAGCCTCATTTACTGCAGCTTTGTTATCATATGCGACATACCACTCTCCAAGTGCAGGCAAATAACCATTATTGTTGTTTGGGAAAGTATAACTCGAACAAAGATACACAGCACCTGAAGAGGCGGTCTTGGCAGCCACATTAGTATTCAACAGTCCATTATAATCTGTTGCCGCAATATCCTTTTGAGTTGTCGTAAAAACGCCATCAATAAGAGTAGAATTATTTGATGACCATAACACTACACCAGAACTTGCGTCTGATTTAGCAATCACAAAATGAGCATTGCTATCAATCACCGCCACACCATTAGCTTGTTCATTAGTAAACCCTTCTGCACTCCACGCATCAGTAGTATATAACTTGCCATCAATGTGCTGAATGTAGACACCTTTTGGTATACCCTTGTCATACTTCACTTCACCGGTGGATGATATAAGTGAGACGTAATTCTTCGTTAAGTCCATCTTGAATGAATTATATTCATCCACTGTCGTAAATTTCTTCAAATAAGCCATACTTCTATATATTAATCTGTGAAACAATCTCCTTCAATCGGTTATCAAGGTCGTTCAAGGCAGCAGCAGCCACCTCTTCTGCCTCCGTCAGCTCTTCCTTGGTGGCCAGTGTCGGCACATTCAGCTCGGCAATCGCCTTGACGACTTCTTCTCTGTCCGCTTTCCTTCCTTCAAGGTCAACCAAGGCAGCCGCAGCCACTTCCTCACTCTCGGCCAACTCATCCTTCGTGGCAAGAGATGCCACCGACTCATCCACATAGGCTTTGACCACCTTGTTCTGGACTGCTCTCTCGGAGGTGTCAGACATATATGAATCTTCATATATCAAATTGAGGCCGGACAAAGTGCCATCTTCATATAGCTTGACAAAGAAAGTATTGAGAGTGCGGTCTCCCTCGGTGAAGTTGACATTGAATAGCGCGATGTACCACTTCATCGCGCCATCAATCACATCCCAATATCCTCCTCCAAGCCTATAATCAACGCGGAATTGATGATTCCCGGTAGGAGTATTGCGATACCAGATATACAACGGCTTATCGTAACCTCGAGCCTTTATAAACTTATACGCCTCCTTGTTCTTTTCGATGTCCGAATCTTGACCTGATACGATGACATAATCTACCTTAGAACCGACCTCTTGCTCGATGCTATCGACTGCAGATGCAACCGATGCCACTTCAGCATCGCACTTGTCAACCACTGCGTGGAAGATGCGCTTCCACCAATAGGAAGGCAGCAGGCAACGGATGCTGCTGCCTAACACCCTGTCTATGAACTTCTTCAAGTCCTGTGTGTTCATAAATACTATTCGTTAGATTCTTCGACATACTTGATGACCGTGCCGTCCGAGATGAGTGCAATCTCGGTACCTATCATTTGAGTAGCCAATATCACAGCTCCGTCTGGAATTCCGCACAAATCTTCTGGTACATACAGATTCATAAAAGAGATTGCGGATGCTTTCACAATAGCTCCCGTTAGCCCAGAATACATTTCGGATATTTCCACAGATATAGCAGGCATAGCCTCAGCACTCTTCAGGGTTTTGAATACATCCGCGTTATGAGCCTTCTGCTCTGCTGTCTGCGACATCTCGCCGGTCTCTAAGTCGCCCTGGCCAATATAAACCATCAGCGAACCTGATCCACCTCCTGATTCGCCGGATGCATTGACAATCTCGGTGAGGATATTGGCAAGGGAATCGGCTGTGATACCCTTGATATTGTTCGGGGCTATCGTCTCCGCGATAGCAGCGATGATCTCTTCCTTTGTCATAACTATTACTCAACTTTATTAAAGAATACCAATACTTTCTTCATTGTCTCGGCAGCCTTCTTCACCATAGGTGACTGGGACTGCTCCATCGCTTCAATCCTTGCCTTGAGGACCTCCGCGTCAATCTTTTTTCTCTCCATAACTATCGTGCAAAATCATCGTTAAAATCATCTGAAAATTCCCTCATCATAGGCATATAGCCTTCGAGGAGTGAAATTGCCGTTGCTCCCTTGGCTGAGCCTTCGCGGATAGCATCAAGGTCCGTTATCTCATCCTGCTTGGCTGTGATCTGCTTCTCAATAGCGGCAATGATGCCCTCAAGAGATTCGCTATCCTCGATTCCTGCGAGGAAAGCGATGACATCATTATATGAATTGATGGCCTTGGTGGTATCACCGCTTACAAGAGTGTCAAGGTCACTTCTGAGCCTGTTTACCGCTGCGACAATCGCTGAATCATCGTAGTTGCTGAGGCTGTCAAGTTTCTCCTTAAGCTCAGCAGTAAAGTCTTCCGATGACAAGCCTTTCCCGGTCTCCTTGCTTACCTTGTCATTCAGAGCAATCGTAACTGCCTTATTCTGGATAGCATTCTCAGATTCCTCGGACAGCTCGTCATCTACCTTTATCGATGATGCTCCCACCAGCATTTCTGATGAGAGGTCAAGATGCACCAGTTCGACCTTGTTCTCGTCTCCTTTCGTCGCCTCGTAGGAACGGGCGACAAGCACGAAGGCATTGCAGAAATCCACCGTGTGCATACTCTCATTTCCCTCATTCTCGACGAGCGTAAGGGTGTAAGGGCCTAACTGCTTCTGGTCCTTGCCGTAATATGTCCATTTGACGATGTGTCCCTCGGTCTTGAATCCACTAATCTGCGAAGTGCCATAGCGATTCGTCAGATACATCGTCAGCCTCCTTCCCGTCAGGTCGTAGGGAACTTGGCTCTCGGCATCTGCGAAGATCGCCCAGCTGACACCGATATCATTTCCTTTTCTTATTCTATCCTCCATTATGCTGTGAAATTATATGTTCCTGCCCTTGTTGTCGAACCGTTGCTGTCAATGGTGGTCATTGTCACCTTGACAGTATATGTCTGGCCACTTACAAAGGCTAACATTCCGAAGTCAGATGCTGAGAATGCCGACACCATTCCGGCACCACCCGGAACAATCTGACTGCTCTTGGTCGCTATCATATTATCAATCTCAGCCCTGCATTCCAGAGTAACAGTCTCGTCCGTCTCTCCCACCTTTGTATATGAAATGGTAAGGAACGGGCTTGCATAATTCACTCCTGTCGGCTCGTAATAGACAGATGATGCTCCATATCTCTTGAGGACCAGTGGTGCCCCGAAAACATCTGATGGCAGGACAATAGGCTTCGATGCCACCATATAGGAATTGCCCACTTCCAGCGATACCCAGTTTTCTGCAAAGTTCTGAGTCTTGGCGATGTCAAGATATGGGCCATAGACATCCGCAGACTTCAGAAGGAATAGTGTTGCCCGCATTCCCTCCTGGGCTGATGTCCACGGTTTGTTCGTACTTGGATTCAAGCCGTTGTTCAGAGTCGGCTTTCCGAATCTCACCGACCAGTTGCTGCTGCGCTGATATGCCCCATTGTAATAGAGAGGTCTCGCAGCCGGAGCCGACAGCAGGTCTCCAGGATAGTCAAGAGCGGTAAAATAGCTCTTGCCGAGCGCATCTGTGACGAGTATGCAAGGGTAGGATCTTGACAGGGCATTCTGAAGTGTTTCGGCAGTGTCCTTCATCATATCGGTGAAGTCAACACCGTAGACATTGGTCTCATCATACTGCACGATAATCCCTGCCAAACTGCCCTGCTGGTGATCTTCGTCATTGAAATAAGCTTCAAGTAATCCCCCTTTCGAACTGAGCTGAAATGATGCTCCTGGATTCGGCAAGGCGTTATGCTTGTATCTGTCAAAGTCGGTCAGTCGATATGGTGACTCTTCGCCACCCTCCGGACGGATATACTTGAATTCGGTATCGTGGATTTCTGACAGGGTGCTGTCAAGCTCTCCGCTTGTTGGACCGGTGATCTGAATGCCGAAGTGGATGTTGTCGGCTGCATCGGTGGACATTCCCTCCCTTTCTGCTTCCGTCAGCTCGCTCCACTTCTTGAACTTGATAGGCTTATATCTCGCATACATATTGATTTCCTCTGACGAGCAGAGGAATCCGATATCACTGCTGTTCACACCGAGAGCAGCAGCAACGTCTGTCGTATCTATCGGCTTCGTGACGAGCTTTGTTGTCTTGTCATATCCCATAGCCTATTCCTCCTCTTCCTTTTTCGCAGCAGTGATCGCTCCCACTGAGTATATTCCGAACTTGGCCTTTATCATCTGCGCAGTCTCGTCAAATTCGAACCAATCAAGCAACTTCTCAAGAGCCTTCAGTCTGGTGCCAATCTCGGAGAAAGTGGCCTCCAGAGATGTACTTGTCATATAGCCCTGAGCCTTGACCCACTGTTCCGTTGCATAGCCCGAAAGGTCTACGCCATTGCTTTCAATGCTATCTACCTTGTCACTCAGGCTTTTCAATGCAGAAGTTGTGGCATACTTCTGGTCCTTGACCCACTGCTCCGTGGCATAGCCCTGCTGTTCAAGATAGTCTGCGACATCGGTGATGGTGATACCGCTACCTTCTGAATCCTCCTCCGTCTTCCTGCCTCCGGCAGTCACTGTGCTTTCGGAGAAGAAAGGATACTTCGTTCCGATAACCGTGTGAGCCTCATCCTCCCAATAGAACATATCCTTCAGGAAGGCCAGCTCATTATGCTTGTCATCCACATACTTCTTCACGACCTTATTCTGAACAGGATTGGTCGATGTGTCGGACATCGCGGAATCAACGGTGATGCTTCCTCCACCTTCTCCGCCACCTGAAACTCCGGGATTGATAGTCTTGTTGCGCCATCTGGTTCCGTCCCATACCAAAGTCTGTCCTAATTGTGGTTTTCCTTCATATAGAACATCAGTCATATTGCCAATCTGCAAATAGTCGTCTGCTTCAAGTTTTTTTACCCTTTGAGCGATTAATGCTATAGCGTAGGCATTGAATGTGTCGATGACTGATTCAGGGTCAAATTCACTTTCTGATTCAAGGTCTTCATAAAAGTAAACATCGCGAACAAGACCAGGCCCTCCTCCAAGAGCAGAAACTTTGGTGTCCGCGTTATCAATAAACCAGTTGCCGTTAGGGCCGATTTTGATTTTAGGAATGCCAAACCTGTAGATGTCAAGTTTAGATGAAAGATAGAGTATTCCATCTTCCATCACTTCATCACCACTATCTTCGTCTTCCATATCGCTTTGGGAAACAAGCTCAAAAGCTTCGCAAATGTCTTTCTTAATAAGTTTTTTATCTTCTGAAGCATAGATCTCGATTGTGAGCATATATGTTCCCAGCACCATCTGATCTAGACCGGAGAAATCCCATCGGATTACATTATTTATTTCACCATCCGGCAGCGTTTCTAGAATTGCATTGACCTTCATTCTGCCTCGCGAATGTGTGACAAAAAGCTTTACTTCTTTTCCCGAAAGATCATAAGGGGAACCGTCTCTGTTGTTGATGGCCCATAGCACCGTGAGGTCATTGCCTATTCTAAAGCGTTTTTTCATATCTTATTGCTTTTGCATATAATGTGCGTATCTTGCTCTGTGCACCTGCGCTCTTTCCCCTTCGCCAAGGCTTTCAAAAACCATTGCTGTTATCTCGTTAAGAACAGCAAATTCAAGGCGCGAACAGATCTTTATTTCTCTTTCAATCATCTCAGGATAAGGAATAAATTCGTAGACAAATTGAGGGAGAGCGTCTTTTGCGGAATAGTAAGTTATAATTGGCAGATAGTCTCCGGCCCACACCTTATTAAGGACCGCGCGAGGATCATCGTAAGTGCCTCGCACATATTCATTTTTCTGCTTTCTTGCCTCAGCACTATCTTCTGGTAGAAACTCCGTGATGATCACATCTGAGTCTGACGCCTTGACGGAAAGCACTCTGACCATCATTTCCTGAGCCTCCAGGACTACGGAGTTGTCTGAAGCTAACTTTACCTTGTAATCCGTGTCAAGAACGCCTCGTTCCCCGTCAAGGTAAAGTTTATTGGCATTTTCGTGGACGCGGACAGCGGCTTCCACCATTGCTCCCTCCACCATTGTCTCCAGGTCAAGGCTGTCTGGGGAAGCGATCATACCAATCTCTTCCACGGATGTCAGTTCATCAAGAGCCCTTCTCACATACTGAAGAGCGGTAGCCACGTTCAGCGAAAACATTTCTCTTATGCTTCAAGGTTAGGGAATGATATACCAAGTTCTGCCGCCTTTGCAATGCAGTCTTCCACATTATTAAGCTCTCCGAGGGCTACGCCGCTCTCTGTCATAAGGACAGTCATTGCGTCACCGAACGTCTTGACATTCTCCATCACTCTGGTCTCCTTCTCGGCCTTCTTGTTGTTCTTTGGAGCTTTAGTCTTTGGAGCCGGTG